TCACTGAAATCCCCCCTTCGTCCCGCGCTCGAAGTCCTCGCGGGCGGTCACTTGGAAGACCCTCGCAATGCGCTGAACGTCCAGACAATCATGAAGATTGAAGCACACGCCATGGCAACGCACACCGCGAAACCAATGGACGCCATCGTGCAGATAAGCGCCCAATCGCCAAACTCGCTCAGTTCCATCTCGCCCTCCCTCCGTTCTCGAAGCCGTCCGAGAAGATTGTCGGCACGTTGCTGCCGTGCGTGTCGCTCAACCACCACTGCACCCTGCCGCCCGCCTCGATCTCGCTTCCGAGTACCACCTTGTTCTTGCCGAATCGCACGTAGCCGGGGACGACGAGATTGTCCACCAGTTCCGGCGAGCCGTTATCGATATCCACGGCGCGCAAGTCGTGAATGCCCTGTGCGATCTGGCCGATCTCGTAGACCGCCCTCCATGTGCGCGGCCCCTCGATGACGACGAAGCCAGTCGCTACGTCCCACCCTTGCCCGGTCGTCGGCTTGCTGATCCGGATACGCGCTCCCGGCGGCGACAGGCGAGTCGACCACAGCTCGAAGTGTGTCGGCTCGGCGTAGTCGGCCAGCTCGATCTTCCAGCCACCGCCAGTCGTGACGACCTCCTGAAGCACTCGGGGCTGCACCGCCAAAATCGGCAATGATGCCAGCCACATCGAAAACGCAACAACACTACTCTTGTTCATTTCAATTCTCCTTTTTTGCTTTCATCCAGCTCGCAAGAAGGTTGAACGTCATTTTCATCATCACAAGCGCCGCCAGCAGGCATGTGGCAGACAAAAACAATGCAAACATTGAACTGCACATAGCCCAAGCGCTTTCTGCAAACTGAACTGTCGTCACTGCTCCTCCCCGACTTCAACTGACCGCTCGAATGTCCTGTTCGATTCAACTCCGGATGATTCATGTTTGCTTAGTTCGAATTTCAATTCATTCAGCTTGTCCGACAAATCTTCCACTGAAATGAACTGATTCCCGTTGTCGTCTCTTACCGCCTTTGTTGACATTTCAAGAAGTGCATCTATTTTCGCTTGAAAGCACTCCCTAACAAGGATGTGCGCTACGGACTGGACAAGGTCGATGTTCATCGACACGCCAGCCGCTCTTGGATTTGCCCAAGCTATTGCCATTTTTTTTCTCCCCGATTCGATGTTCATAAGCTCCTTCAGTTAAGCGGTTCCGGGGCGTCATCGAGATTGATGACTTCCGCCCCAAATTCAGCATCTTCGTCGTTGAAAATCTTCGAAATCGGCTTAGGGATGACCCAATAAGTCCTCGAAGATCCCTGACCGCCTTGCTTAAACGACAGCGTGACTGGTTTGAATCCACTCGAAAGCAGACGCGCTTTCAGCAACGACGCTTCCATCTGTTTACCAGAATCTTTCATCCACTTCGCGAAGCTTGGAAGGTGCAAAGCTGGCTTTCCTCCGGCCAGAATCACCGGCCTTCCGCTAGCCAACATCCCGCCGCGCTGTTCGCGGTTTCCGCCCGTGATGTCTACAGCTCGCTCGATGTACTCGTTTACTGCGTCCATCAGGCTATCGCCTTCTTTTTCGAACTCAAGAACACGCGACATATGCGACAACAGTAGCCGCCAGTTCTGCCTGCTCAACTCGTACACAGGTACGTCAGAATTGGTTTCCAACGCCTTTTCTAGCCACGTATCTTGCTTTCTTAGCATCGTCGTGGACTCTATGTGTATGATGACTCCGTTCTTCAAGTGAACCCTATACCTAGCCGGATCTCTTCCGTTAGATACAATCTTCACGACGTTGACTCCAGTTGCCTTAAACAAGTGAGCAAAGATTTCTTCCCGCTGTTCTTTTTTGTCTGGAATCGAAGCGACGTTTTCGATAGACTGCCGCGTTTGCAGTTCGATGCGGCTATCCACCTCTTTTGCCGTCTTCGTTGTCCCGTCGTATCCCTTGCGAGCTAGCCCGATGGTGTCGGAGTAGTATTTCTCTCGCAACTTTAGATCGTTGTTGTGCTGACGCCGGTTACTGATAAGCATGTCGGCAATTTCTTGATCCGACCAACCGACCCTAACCAAGATGTTCGCGATAGCCAAGTCGAAAGCGCTAGCACTAGTATCTTTCAACCACTTCGAACAAACGGCGTCTCGACGCAACAGCGCCCTGAACTTGTCGTCGTTTTCAAGCAACGCAAGCTTTTTCGCCAAAGGCGGCTCTGCGTTCGGGTCCAACTGGAGCTTGTCACCAAGAATGGCTCGCTCCACAACGGACTTCTTGCACATCACTTCCGGGTCTACTCCGATTGCATCCGCTAGTTCTCGCGGACCGTATCGAATCGCAGTGTCGAACTCAAGAAGCTTTACTAGTCTCGGATTACCCGGAATCTTCCTATTCAGCGTTCCGGGGATTCTGAATACTCTTGTAAGGTCGAACACGGAATCTACCGAGTATCCTCCAGCTTCTCTGGCGGCTGCGGCGATCCGCTTGTTCCACTCCATCGCCACATTGGAAGCAAGGTTTCTGTCTTGCTCGGTCGTGATTTCGAACGGTTCTTTGTACATCCAGTGCATGTGTAGCCCGCCGCCCGAGTGAACGATCATCGTCGGAGGCAACGGAACAGCGTCCGCTACGCAAGCGACGGCCTCTTGGACAGTTGCAAACCTTTTCTTCTTGCTGTCGATCCCGTCAACTGCTACGTCAACATCGATTCCAACTCCAAGCGCATATGTGAGATCGGATTCGAGTCCACGAACGAACTTACCCAGCCCGGTCTTTCTTAGCGAAACACCGAAGTAGGCATCGTCCCCGCCCGAATCCAACGCATACGCTTTGTTGGCAAACTCAGCCGCATCAACAGCCCAAAGGCAGTTCTTTGATGGAAGCCCAAAAAGATGGGCAACTGAGTTGTCGGGGGTTTCGTTCGGCAAGAGGATGCGAGCGAATTCGTGGATCGCTCCTACATCCCCTTTTTCTGCTTTCGTTGTCATATCCCCGCCCCTCTAGGTGAGTAATCTCCGCAAATCACAAGTCGGTGTTTTGCTCTAGTGGCGCCGACGTAAAACGTTCTCCAGATAGAGTCAGCCCCGTCCCATCCGGGGAAATCTTTCTGCTTCCTTGCTTGAGGGGAAAGCTCTGCACTCAGATATACGTGTTCAGCTTCTCCCCCCTTCGTGCTGTGGATTGTTCCAAGGATCACTTTTGGCGATTCGACTCCTTTTGAGCCGTCCCGCTGATAAACTCGCTCAGCAAACCTCATCGATTCTTTAGCTACAGACGAACAAGCCGCGTAGAACTTGGCCATCATCGCTTTTGGCGCTTCCATCTTTGATCCACCGTGGTCGAATAGCTCATACGCGCCTTCGGAAAGAACTTTCGGAATCAAGGCCACCACATCAGTCATGGAGGCGTCGTCCGCAAGTAGCTCCAGCTTGTTTTTGGCTCCGTGAATGAGCGGCCCGCCAGATCTTTCTCCAGCCAAACAAGATAGCGCAATACGCCAATCTCTTGGCGTTGAAAGCCGAGCAAATGCTAGAATTTTGTCTGCTCCGGTAACTTTCTTTGATCCGCCTCTGGCTAGAGGATTCCATTCATTTCTGTACGGATTGCAGTATCCGATTCCCCTTGCTTTTAGTTCAGCAGCGATTGGCGACAGCATGTAGCCGCACTGAGCCAAGATCATGGCGTCTTCGACCAGCGGGTTGTTGACGACTTCGACTTCAACGTCATCCAAAACAACTCCCGGAGAATCGAAGTAGCTTGGGATTCTAGATACTTCTCCTTCTACTACTGGTCCGTTTTTTCCGTCTTCGCGTTTTGGAGCGTATGCAGCCCTACTCCAAGTACTAGATCGCTGAATGATTTCCATGGCGTGCGCCTGCACCACCCGTGGAACTCTGTAGCTTTGCGATCTAATGTTGAAAGGCTTTTGCCCTTCCACAATCAATACGCGAGGATCGGCTCCGCGCCAGCTATAGAGCGACTGGTCGCTGTCGCCAACGATCACAAGCGCTTTGCACCGTGCCGCCCACTTTTCTACGAGCGCCAGTTCCAGCGTGGACAAGTCTTGCCCTTCGTCCACCAATAGGACTTCTGGCCGTCCGGGAGCGTATCCGACATCCATCAGCGCCGCTTCGAGCATCCCAGTGAAGTCAACCTTGCAGACTTCTTGCTTGAAACGCTCGTAGAAATCGCTGAAATCCTTCGCCGCAGCGTATCCCGGCGCGATACGCTTTGCCCTTGCCATTTCAACATCCATCAGCAAAGCATCACCGAATGTCTTGGACATAGGCCCGTCAATCGGATCAAAGATCCCGCTCAAAGCGTATCCGGGGTACTCTGAGTTCCATCGCTCTATCTCATCTTTCCCGAAGACCCCTGGCCTACCAATTGCCCTGTAAGCGAGCGCATGGAGTGTGGATACGTTTTCAGAGGGGATGATCGAGTTCTTTTTAGCAAACGCCTTCGAGGCCGTTTGCGTCATACTGACAACCCTAACGTTGTCACATCCATACTTTTGCGCTGCCCGCTCAGCTTGGTCAACCAGATACGTTGTCTTTCCAGTACCGGGTGGCCCAAGCACACGATAGACAGAGGCGTTCGAGTCATCGAACGGGATATGTCCATCGCTCATGCGCTGTTTCCGTTAGCGGCCATTTTCCTTTTTTTCTTGGACTCCTCCGTGTCGGATCTGTATGTGTACCCTGCGCTTTTGAAGTGATCTTTGCAAACAGAAAAGCCTTTTTTCAGCGGCCTTCCGCACGGCTCGTATGTTAGCTTGCCGTCCGTGATACCTGTCGAGATAGGCTCTTGGCAGAGTTTACTTGACATTTTTTCTGGCAAAGATTTTGTGCAACGCCTCGGCATTCCCCATGGCGTCATTGACTGGGTTGTGGTCATGCTTCGTGACTCTCATTTGCTTCCAACTAGACTGGTCAAAGAAGTGACTTTTCAATCCAGCGTAGAAGTCTCCGATTCTCCTTGAAGAATGTCCGAACGGGTTGGAGATTCCGTACTTGTCGAAGTAGAAGTTGATCCACTGCCAGTCATACCCGTTGTTATCGGAAACGAAAATCGCTCTTCCTGGAGTGACGCTCCTTACCCATGCATCGAAAAACTGCATGGTTTCTCGGCTGCAATCCTTACCGTGGAAAGAAGCGCGAGTTTCGTAATGAACCGCTCCGAATTCAGTCATGTCTCCAGTGGCAGGCGAGGCGCATCCATACGGCGCTTCGCAGTCAACGATGACGAGCCTATTCATCGCGGAAGCTCTGCGGAAGCTCTTTGTACGGCCAAAGCTTGTTGTACGCTGCAATAGCTTCTTCGTTTAGATCGCTTTGATCCATCGCGGCCAATTGTTCTTCATAGACTTCGTCAGGCGTCCACTGTCCTCCCAAGTCGTAGCAGGAACAATGACTAGCTCCGACATAAAACAGCTTGCCGTCTTCACGAAACACGACAACAGCGTACCCCTCGTAGTTTCCGTCGTGGTAGCAAGCAAAAAGGATCTCGATATTCGATCCAAGTTGCCCCGAAATCCCGAAGTCTCGCTCCATGTCTTGCTGGTCGCTCCAACTTCCAAAAAACACATTCTGTTCGTTCATAGCTTCCCTTTCTCGATTTGCTCCAGAATAGAAAGTGCGTCGGCTACGGAACGACACTCTTCTGCCACTCCTCCCGCCGCCCTCACTGCTGCCTGTTCGTTAAGCTGAATCTTTGACATGCCTTCCGTATTTTGCGGCGTTTTGATCTCAAGCTTGACTGCTCGACCCCGATAGATAACATCGAGGTCCAGCGCTCCAGCTCCATGAGCATCGCTGTGTACAACGCGGACAAAAGCACCCTTCGAACGCAGTGCATTCGCTATCTTCGTCCGAAGGGTGCTTTCTTGCTTCATGCCGTGGTCGTCATTGCCGTGTGAAGCAGATTACCAAGCTCTCTGAGTTGCAACTCTGCAATCGGATCGTCGCTTTTGGCTGACTGCAACGCCAACGCATACCCAAGCGCGTTGTCGCCGCGAATGAAGACTCCCGGCCAGTCGTTACCGAATTGAACTACTCCGGTTTCAACTCGCGTTTGGTCGTCACCCCTGTCGATGTGGATAATCACTTTGGCGCATTCACCTGAACCAGCGGCTTTGCGTAGATGGTTTGATGCATCTGGCAAGCGACTGGAAGCGACACGATGATGAACACGACGAAAGCGATCCACTTGCCAACGAGGTTAATCGCCTCTTTGGATCGTTCGTGGTCAGCCCGTTCGTACTCGTCTCTGTCCGAATATTGCTTGTTCATCGTCAGTCCGCCTTCACCTTCTTGGTCAGTCCGCCCATCTCGCGGGCGTACTCCGAAACCTTGGTCACGGCTTCGGCTGGAAGGTGTGCGGCGACCGCGAACGTCGGACGAGCAAACTCGATCTTGCCGCTCGGTCCTCCAGTTGCTTTCTCCAGCCCGATCTTCGTGATGACAGAACTACGACCGACCATGGCAGCACTCAGTCCGTTGAGGTAGTTCTTCAACGGCTTCAGACCGCTCGGAGGGATGGTCACAACTCGCGGAAGAATGTCGCCCTCCATTACCATCATCAGAAGATGTTTCTCCGCGCACTTCGGAGGGTTGTCGCCTTCGAACTGATAGAACTGGCAACTGGCGCACTCGCCGCCGGGATTTCCGACGCCGATGCCAACGAGCGTGTCGTCGCAGTAACAATCCGGAGCGTCGTTACCGCCGCCTTCTTCGAAAGAATGCGCGTAGTAGGCGCGGGTCATCTTGCGGTGAATGATGATTCCCTTGAGTTCCTTCATGGGCTCGCCGTCTGGATTTTCCTTGGTCTTGACGTTGAAGTACAACGCCCCGCCACTCGGCATCTTGATGCGGTCAAGGTCGGACGGCTTGATACCAGCGCCGTCCGTATTCTCCATGATGACTTCCATCACGCGCTGGCGTTCCTCGGTAACCAGTGCCGGGAACGACGCCACTTCGAACTTCACCAATTCACTTCCTTTTGCCATTGCTGTTCTCCTTGTTGTTTGTAGATGACTTGCTGATAAAGCTGAGGAACCATACTATGACGATTGCCGCCAAGAATGGTCCCAGCACTAAGAGCTTCTCGTTCTGATTTGGAAGATTTCACCCGTGTTGATGAGCGCCCCAAATCGCTCTTTCCACTTCTCTTCATCTTCTTTGAGTAGACCCTTGATCTTTGCAGTCGTGGCAATTCTCGGAGCGATGTCTCCAAGACCTTCAGCATCAAGGACTGCCACAACTTGCTCCATGTTCTCTCCCGGAACGTTGCAATAGATCGACCTGTTCAAGTAGACGGTCTTTCCCATTGCCTTCACGTTCTGAACTCCATAGTCTGAGAACTGGGCTTTCAGGATCTCTTCGATTGCCTTGCGTTCCATCGTCAACGCTTCGATTTGGTTTTCGAACATCTTCATCTGAGCGTCGATCTCGATGATTCTCGCTACGTTTTCTCCGAGCGTCGGGGCTTGTGGAGTCCCGTCGTCCAATGACTTTGCGATGATAGATACTGGGTCTAGCATGATTTCTCCATTCTACCTTACTATGAAGCTTCTCCTGCCTTTCGAAGAGGTTCAAGCTTGTTTTGTCTTTTACCTTTGTTGTAGATGTCGATGATTACGTCTGCCACTGCGGCTGGCACTGACCCACCAACTAGCGCCTGAAGGCCCCTAGCGCGCCCTAGAATGCCGCCAGCGCCCCCCGGAAACGCCGCCATACGGGCGATAAGGTCGGGGTAGGAAATTGCCTTGGAGCGACCCGCAATCAGCCTGCCGATGCCGACCACGATCATCGAGTGCAACCCGGAGGACGCATTCCCCCAAGTAGACCGAATGACGATGAGCGTTTGCTTCAACAGGGCTGGATTCTCGGCTTTGTCGTCATTCGCGAAGCCACGATAAACATTTCTGAGCGAGCTAACACAGGAAAGAACCCCGTCGCCAGAATACTGAGCCACTTTGTAGCCGCACTCCCGGACGACTCCGTCAATCGCCAAGGCTTCCCTGTCCCGTGCTTTGACTTTCTGCATGAACTTGACAGTTGGCGCCATACCGAGCGTTTCGGCTTTCCCGACGAAGCGTGCCGCCTCTTCGTGGAGCTGGAGTCCTTTGCTTACTTTGCACTCGATCATCTGGTTGTCGTCGCCAAACAAACGGCGGACGGCTGCGACTCTGTGCTGTCCGTCGATCACTGCGTACGTTCCGTTCCCTCGATCCGAGACGCTGATAATGTCAAGCAGGTCCGGATCGAAGTCCCGCACCAACCGATCTACCCACTTCTCCTTGAGCGCACGCTGCACTTGCGGATCGATGAATAGGCGTTTGAGCGGGATGTACTGCGTGGTTCCAGAGGTGACGATTTGCTTTTTTTGCGGGATTGGCTTCGGTTTCGGTTTCATCATTTCGATCCAGTTCCCCTTGCGGTAACGAACTTCCTGTGGATTCTGAACGACAGCTTCCGCGCCTCGATGAATCTGTCCAAGTCGGCTATGCCAGTTAGGTCCCGAGAATCGAGGCCAATGGCTACGCCGTGAAGCGTTTCAATCAGCGAGTCTAGAAATTCTTGATCGGTTTTGCTTGTCTTGTTTCTGATGGCTATTGTGCTTACACCGGAAGCGGCTAGCGCCATTCGTGCCTGAACTTTTTCCTTTCGTTTTGCATCTTTGCCGTACCGTTTTTGTGGCTCATTTCCCATTGATTCTCCTTTCTTTGAAACGAAAAAGCCACCGCTAAATACTGCATAGCGATGGCCTCAAAGCCCCTACTAATGGGTACTATCGACTTTTCAGCCGATGCTGATTTTTAGCTCTTGTAGGGTTGCCAATCTTTCGCGATCCCTCTCGCGAAGAACGAAATCCGCAATCAACCGTTTGTGCTCGTCGTTGAGTTTGATTTTCGTTTCTTCGAAAAACCGTTCGCATACAGCTTCCCTGCGAGCCTTCAGCAATACCGCCGGGTCAACCGGCTTTTTCGGACGGCCCATCCGCTTCCCTTTCCGCTCCGATTGGAACCAATCCGAGCGCACGCTTCATTAGCGACTTGACTCGACCATTCGGATGCCGAATCAAACCGGCATCTTCGTACTCCGGAAACGCTTCCAGCAACGCTTCGACTACGGCTCCGCTTCTGGAGACGCCGGCAGCGCAGTGGACTAGTATGTTGCACTGATAATGCCTGTGCCATTTTGCAAAAGACGCGATCCGAATTGACTCATGTACGCCAAACAGAACGGCGTCCGATGGATACTCGCGCTCCCCGTCATAGTCGTGAAACTGGACTCGCATCAAATCTTTGAAGTCCGGCAAAGATGCAATTCTTCCGGGATTCGTAATCGATATGCAAACCATGTCGCTCGGATTAAGGATGCCCGAAGCGTGCGTTTCGCTTACGTTAGCGATCCATGGCATTTTGCTCCCTCCACCCATCTGGAAGGATGCAGTTGGACGGCGCTCCGACGAACTCTTTTTTGATGTCAACTTCGTCGAAGCCAGCCAATCCGCATCCAACCTTAGTGACCAAGAACGTTTGGTCTTCGTTTTCTTCTGCGTACAGAAGAAACTTACGGATCTGTGACTGAACCTCTTCCAACGTTACCGGCTGGTAACCATTCCGAAGTTCTTTGGTGACGATGGCGTAGGAGTCGCCTTGACGACCTTTCGCTTGGCCATAGATAGCGCCATATTTCTGCACAGCCGTCAAGGCGGCTCCTTTGCCATGCCTGCCCTGCCTGTTACTACCGAAGACGAATATCACGACGACGGCTGGCTCGGTTAATCAGCTTGTGGCGAAGAACCGTGGCTGCGCCTTCGAACGCACGATTCAGCGACTCGCTGATACCACGCTGCTCGTTGAACTTGTCCGTGATAGACCGAACGGCGGCTCCGTAGCCGGTCGCTTCGATGGGATTGCCATCGATGGCGTCATACTCCTTCACGAAGACCTCTGTCAGAGTGGTGTATCCATCCGTGCGGTACTTGACGGACATGATGATGAACTTCTTGCGTTCCTTGGCGGACATGTTCTTCCTGCCGCAACCACGGTGGAACTTACGCTCCAGCCCAACGATAGAATCTTGGTTGATTTCAATCTGCTTCCAGTCGCGCATCACTTGCTCCTTTTACTGCATTGGTTTGCTGCTTGTTCCGCTTCGCCCACGATGGGCTTTTTTAACCGAGCGGCTCCGGCTTGATATCGACGATGAATCCGTAGCACGAACCGTAGTCGCAACTTTCGCAACCCGACTCGTCAATCTTTTCCCCGGCATCGATTTGCTTCGTCCCGAAGGCTTCGGACAATAGCATCAACTGGGCAAACGTCAAGCCTGGAGGACAATACATACTCGTAAGTTGCACCCGGATTTTGCTTTCGCTGTTGTAGATGATATCGATCTTCGGCCCTTCGCCGTAGCTGTTTTCAACCTTTTCCCAAACCTTTTTAAATATCGCGATAACTTCCTTGTCTGTAAACTTCATCGCTCCCCCTTTTGGTTGGTGCTTCAACAAGGAGCCCTACCCGTGAAGGTAGGACTCGATGTTCAAGCAACTACCTTACGACTTCAGCGCTTCGAGCGACGCTTCGACTTCCGCCGCGAACAGCTCGATGGCGGAGACATCCTTTGCCAACTCCGAGACTCGGGCCGCGACGAGCTGGCGAGCCTTCGCCTTCGTCAGGCCGAACCCACCGAACTTCGTGGACGCCGCCTCGATGGAGGCCAACGTGGAGTCGGACAGATCGATCTGAAGACCACGACGAAGCGAATTGTCAACCGCGCCCTCAACCTTTTCCTTCTTGCTCATTTGTTTCCCCTTTATTGCAATGCAACGCGGATCATTCCGCGAGGCAAGAACTAATCGTTAATCAACTTGACAGCGCACTTTGTAAGCAAGTGTGCCAATGAATCCGTTCGCTCTGCTGTTTCGTAAAACAGTTCTTCTTCTACGTCGTCTCTAGAAAACGCTTCTACGAACACTCCCTTCGGAGTAAGCGTCACCACGACATCGGCGTCCGCCAGCCTGCTCGCCTTCCTAGCTAAGTGTGTGGCCCGAACGATGTCTCGGTCGAACTGCACAATCGGACGAAGCGGTCCACCTTTTGGCGGCTTGCCGTAGAAGGCTCCGGTATCGTTGATTTGAACTTCCTTCCATCCGTCAACGTCTATGGCTGCGATCACGTTAAGTGGAGCGGATTGCCTCCACCGCGTATCACGCTCTACGTTAATTACTCGTGGAGTCACCACCGACGCCTCCGTCATCCTTGACAATCGAGAAAGCGGCCGTCCCATCTTGTGCCGCTTCATCGTCGTTGCCAACCTTGCCGTCCCACGGGCGACAACCTGAAGTCACCAGTGCAAGCCCGAGCATGGTGAGCCATGAATTGAACAACTTCAACTTGTCTGACTCTGCATCGTTATAGGACGAAAGTGTCGGATCTTTCGTGAAGTCAGCTCCTTTCTTCTTTGCCGTTTCAAGGAAGAGTCGCATCGCATTCCGTTCGATCTTTTCCCTCAAGCGGAATGCGTCGATGACGGCACCTGCATCTTCGTATTTCCCGATTACCTTGAACTTCACCTCACCTTGACCGGTCAGGATGTCGAACTCGGTGTCGGTTTCTTTGGCATTTTCATTGAGATGCCACATCAACCTCGACCCCGCGCTTGGCTTGCTTTCCTGCTTGACTTTCTCGTTCCCACCGCTAAGCACTTGCGGTGTCCACAGCGGTTTTCCGCTGTTGTCGTCAGTTCCCATTCTTACCTCCTTCATGGTTGTTGTTCGAAGCGACTTCCTTGCCCGTCTCGTACCGCTGCTGAATGTACTCAGACCAAGTCGGCAGTTCTTTCGACCACTCGCGCTCTTCGGCGCTCAGCTTACCCTTTTCGAAAACAACGTCTCCGCTTTCGCTGACGACGTTTCCGGCTGCATCGACGAACATGATGTCTTCACCGCTTTCGTCCGCCGGACTTGTGACCTGACTTGCATCCTTGGTTTCGCTGTTTTTGCTTGTTGCGTTGCTTTCCTGCTTTCCCTGCGTTTCGGCTTTTGGGTAAACAATCGTTGCAACCTCGGCCTTCTTGAAGGCGGCGTCGTTCAGCGCCCACTGGCGCTTCACTTCTTCCGGATTGCCTGGGTCTTTGAGGTTTGCGACGATCTTGGCTACGTAATCCTCCTGAGACTGCGTTTCAACCGCCTTTGAACAATGATTCTTTCGCACGAACTTGATAATGTCAACAGCGTCCGGGACATTTTCTTTCCCGAGCGTCAATCCGTTCGCGGCGATCAAGCAAGCCATCGCCGTGCCCGTCCGTCCGTGGCTTCCCATGCAGCAGACAACCACCCTCGAATTGTCGGGAATCGCCTTCAACAGCATGACCCAAAACTTCGGGCCAACTTTCGGAGTCTTCATGTCCGGCCAGTCGATGAACAAAGTGTCGGGGTGCGTGATCGACTCTTTTACGGCATCAACAAGCCTCGTTGTTCCAGACAGCAGGCTACCGACAGGATTGTTGAAATCCTTCTTCGTGATTCCGGCGCAGTCGATGACAACGTCCGCAGCTTCGTACTCGACATCAGCACCCTTCGACCCGGCAAGGTTGATGCCTCGCTCAAGTATGCACATCACCTTGGTTCCGTTGTGGACGCAAGTGTTCGCTCCGTACACGAACCCCGCTTGCCCGTAGCTTCCGCCCCCGGACATATATCCAGAACCAGAAGTCGTCCCCTTCGCTTTTCCATCCCACATTGGCAACAGGTCCTTTTGATGGTCAGTTTTCTTTTTTCCCACTTCAGCCTCCTGTACTGTGCTTGGATTGACTGCGTTTTTGGTAGTACGACACACTTCACAGAACACCGGAAGGCTAGAGTACGAGCCTTGAGCATCAAGCGCCTTAAGAAGTTCGTCGTACAGCATCCATTCGTTTTCCATAAACTTGCCGCAGATCGTAGACTTGCCGTTTCTGGTTGCGTGGACTTTACCGAAGCCGCTATATGATCCTTGGAAGCTTGAGCATCGGCGCACGAACTGCGGAGTCGATTCGCTTACGCATTCGAAATTACCCTTCACGGCTTTACCTCCACTCCGGTATCGCCAAAGTAGATGATCGCTCCATGCTTCGGATTCGACCCAATCGGCTTTACAGCCGTCGCCTTGACGTACAGCACACTTGAACTTGACGCCATTGAAGTGGCCATCTCAAGTCCTCCGACCTTTTCTGCGTAAGCGGACATTACATCAACGAGTTCTTTGTTGTACACAGTCAAAGAAACGTACCCGCTTTCATTCACTTGATCGTCAGATACGTCATGCTTGCTGATGTTCTTGTACTTCGAAAAATCAGAATTCGACTTCGAAACCGACAAACCCGCTCCTTGTCGCTGAATTCTGAAGTGATACTGAACCTTGACGCGATTGCTCGATACGTCTACGATCCGAACTTGGGCTTGTCCATCAACCATGTCGTACTTCGGTCCATCCGCATACTTCGCAGTGAAGACGAAAGTTCCAGACGAGGTATCCCAATACTCGAATGCTCCCTTGTCGAAATCGCCGGAAGAGATGATGCGTGCTCTCATCTCGGAGATCTTCGTTTGCGGAAGCGATTTGACGCCATGCGAGATGGCGTACCAACGAAACGCAGAGTGCACGGCGAACGACCGAGATCCTTGGGCTGCATAGTCCAGAATCGAAGGGTCACCAAACTTGTTCAGCAGCTTTCCGCCATTGTGAACTGCATTTAGCAGCCGATGCGACAACTGTACGGCCTCGGCAACGCTCCCTTCTCCCTTGATAATATCGAACAGCACACGCTCAAGGTCGATACACATTGCGGCGCAGATCGCCCACTTCTGCCCCCCGTAGGAAGATCCCCACGTATCGGCAGCAAATGACTCCAGCGAAAGGCGCAGCAACGCCCTTGCTCCCATGTAGTCCGAAAGCGCCCTGACGAAAACCTTGTGCCTGTCAGAGCTGATTCCTGACAAGCTCCTGACTGCCGTGTTATGCCTCGACTCTCCGCAACACGCCGCAGCCGATAGCAGCATCAGGGTGGCGCAAGCGCCACCAAGGAGCTCAGCCGAGTCACCCTTAATCAACTTTGTGGCCGAGTGAACTCCTGTCGCCGCGAACACGAATGCTTCTCGAAGGTCTTTCTCGTCCGACAACCTTCCGGCTTTCGAGTCCAACAGCGCCATGACGACGCCGCGAGCGAACGACTCGCTATCCCACTCCATGTTAGGCTTCTCACCTTCGAACGTATCCCCAATCTTCGGTGGATCGTCTTCGAATGATATGGCCAGTCCGTTGAGCAGCGCATGTACTGCGTAGTGCGACAGCATGCTTCCGCCCGGATGCCACACCACAGCCGATGCGGCTTCGTGCGATTTGCCAAGACTGAGCATCTTGGATTCCCATTCGAGTCCATCTCCTTCCGCAGTAACTACTTGACGGACGGACTCAACAGTCTTGGCACATACTCGCTTCGCATTCGACCCAACCTTGGGTCCGCCTCGAAGCTGCACCAAGTAGCTCCACTTCCCGTCGAATACCGCTTCGACGTAGCCTTCTTGGTCATTAGTAAGCTTTGCAGCGCTTCGAATCCTAATTGGAATTTCAGCCGACTTGATATCGTAGACAATTGAGTTCTTGCCAGCCGTAGCTCCATCGTTACTCGGACCAACAACGATCATATTCGAAGTGGCTACGGCGCTAGCTTGAGCTTCCAATTCGTACATGACGATAACTTCCGATTCCGGATCGGCTGCAATCGTTTCGTTGTAGATCGCTTCGACTTCCTCCCAGTTGACGCACACCCTTGAGTCAACAAAACCGTGTCTAGGAACCTTCGGGCACGGCCTGAAGAACAGCCGCAAGAACTCATCCGGAACTACTTTCTTGTGTTCCATCCACGCTTTGTTTTCTGCAAACCCTCCCCGCTTAGGAGACAAGGTGCAGATGATTTCTGCCGTTAGCACAGCGTTGTGCAACGACCTTCTGTGGACTTCTTCCAGAGAAGAGATTGCAACGATTCCGTGCCGCTTTTGCGTTGCCGGATTGTCCGCAAGGTCTGGAAATACATTCAACTTCTCTTTCGGCATTTCCTTGGCAACTACTTCTACATTCGGTTGAGTATTTGCAGAAATAGCGTTTTCTACTGCTTTGTTCGCCTTTCCTTCGGAGTACAAGTTGAGAACCGTACCCATAATCGACTTTGCTTCGAATGCGTTGATATTTACCGTGGTGGCTTTTCCATCCAAACCACCAGGCTTTGCAACGAGATCAACCAATTCGTTGAACTTGGCGGCTGCGAATTCCAGATACGGAACTCCTACTTTGTTGTAATAGTCAGACGCGAAGAAAGTAGTTTTGCACTCCTTCGCCAACTTCGAAGCCAAAGACTTCAATGACTCCGACCCTTCAGCGTTGTAGAAATGCTGAAGGTAAATTTTCAGCTTATCCAGTTCAACCTTGATAAGCGCGTACGACTTGTACGAAATTTCTCCTTTCGAGCAGTATGAAGCTGCGTACTGAAACATCACACCAGTGTCGGTCAGGTACGCCTTTTCTGCTTTTGCTTTCTGGACAGCAATTTCGGCTTGCTGCTCTTTGTCCACGATCTTCATCAGCTCTTCGAGGACATTCCCTCCGCTGCCAGCAGCCAGCTTCGCTGCTGCCAATTGGGCAGGTGTTGGCCCAACTGGCTTTTTGGCTTTTGCTGCAACCTTTGCCATATACCCTCCTGTGGCTCGAACACGAGACAATTCCCGCTCCGACTTCAACGCCCTAGCCGATACTCCAGGGCGCTGAAGTCGAAACGGGAGGAAAATCCTCCCGAGACGACTACTACTTACTTCTTAACTTTGGCGTACTTCCGAACCTGAACCGCCGGAGTCGGGAAGTAGAAACGGATGAAATCCGTCATCTGCATGCGCTCTTCGGTCGTCCACGGCTTGTATGAGCCGCTGCTCCGCATGTGCGTTGCGCTGATGCTCGAAGCGCCGCCGTCGTGACGGCTCTTGAACCGCTTGCCGAACTCATCGCGCATCCATCGGAGTTCGAACTCCATGCGATCTCGCGTCTCCTGATCGAGAACGTAGTTGAAATTCTTTCTCTCGTTTTTGAGGCCGTACAGCATCTCCATCATCCAGTCCGTGCGCTCGCAGTTCTTCCACGCGACTGCCAGCGACCGCTGCTCCTTGACCCACTGCGGAACGCTGCACCAGTTGAACCGCTTGCGGAGCTCCTCGCTCCAATGAAGTGTTCCGCCATTGGCCCCAGCACTGGCGTCCAGCTTCTTCTGCAACTGCTGCAAAGCGGTCGGGACGGCGACGGACTTCTTGACGGACTTCTTGACGGACTTCTTTGCGGTGGTCTTGGCGCTCATTGATTCCCCTTGTTTGGATTGCTTGGTTTTGGTTTGACTTCCTGCTGTGTTCGCTACTTTACTGCGGTTATCCGACGAGAAGTTCCTTCAACGTGTCGATGGCTTCTTTGTAATACTTGATTTCGTCCAAGGCGTCAAAGTCTACGTTTTCCTTATCTTCCTGAATTTCCGCTTCAATTCCTTCGATGTACATCTCGGTTCCCTCGATCAACCGTTCGATCATCTCGTTCTTGTACTCTTCTGTTCCTTTCTCGTGCTTGGCATCCAATTCTTGGATGGCGTCAACGCCGCCCCACTTGAGGCACTTCGGGCAGGTTACGACAATATCGTTGAAGTCGATTTGCCACTTCGGAGTGATGAGGATGCCGCACGCGGTAACTGCGTCCGGCTTCCCAGCTATCTCCAGTGAGTAGTGGATGAATGCTTTGCTTCCTCCATCCATGTCGGCCAACTTGTATGCCGTGTTCGCTTTCATCAGCCCTCCGTTGCGGCGACGCCAAGGATCTCGCGCAACCGCTTGATCTGCTCGGTTGCGATCTTTTTCCAATGGCCCCACTGCTCGCCGTTGAACATCGTTCCCTTTCCATCCGTGGATTCGAGCGCTGTACACTTCAATAGGCGTTTCTGCCACCTATCGAGCGCCTCGATCCGCTTCTGCTTCTTGGACTTCATCGGCAACCTCCATCGACCAAACTCCGGACCATTCCGGCGCTTGAAGAGGGCGGCGTGGCATCGCCGCCTACTTGAAACGTCGGAACTAGCTGGAAAGCAACGATTCATCCAGTCCTTGTCGCTTCCACAGTGCAATGATCGTTTGTGACTCCTGCGTTGTAGGCAGCGCTCCACCATTCCCCAACTTACTGAGCAACGTTACCAGCTTGACCCATCTACGCTCGCGCTCGATCATCGAAGCAACGTGATCGATTTCTTCACACAGCGCCTCGCCCAACTTCCCCGCTTCTTCGATGCTCATGTTGCGAGTCGCTGTGTCCAGCGTGTCGAAAACATGAGCGCAAATGAACTGCCGCGACGCTTCGTCGTTGATCGGAAGACCGGGAACTTGATTTCCTTTTGGCATGCTTTCTCCTTTTATTTGATACTCATGGAATGTCGAAGTTCTTCCAGGTTATTCATCAGCTCACGATTCCAACTCGTCTTCCGCCGCTCGCACCAACGGACCCCAAGCGCAACGCTCGCTTGGCGCGTCGTTGAAGTAGTTGACGAACAGTTGGAGTAGGTTTTCCAACCGCTCTACACGTTCTGGGCTATGGCGCCGCTTCATCGCTTCGCCGCGACGGTTGAGCATCTCGACTTCCTTGACCGTCAGTGGTCGCGTGCTCATTTCGGATCTTTTCCCATCAGAAACAGAAGTCCGCACAGAAGGAAGCCAGAAACGAATGCGAGAAACAAGTAGTAGACAGTTTCGAGTGTCACGCTTTCTCCTTCCCTTTCCGCCCGACAGCAATGCACCTTGGGCATGTCACTTCGACTGCCGTTCCGCATCCCCACCAGTCTCCACCTTGCAGTTCTTCGCCACAAAGCGTCCAGAGGATGTCCGCGCAGTAGTCGCTTGACCAGTAGGTCTTGGTGTCGTGAACGAAGCCGTATGGCACCGCCCTCGGCATCAACTTTCCCGGAATCATCACTACGTCGTCGAAGATCGTGTCACATCTTCGAACTTTCGGCGTGTTGCTCATGGCTTCAACCGGTTTTGATTGCGGTGCCCGCGCCCTTTGCCCAGTTCCCCGAGCCAGATCCATATAGCACCCAAGCCGATTCCAGCTAGAAACTGCGTGACCGCTTCGTTCATCTTCCCAAAACTCCTTTCGCGTCGCGAGTGATTTTGTTCAACTCTTCGCTCATGTAGTTGTGTGAATGCTTGTCGAAGTGGTCGACGTAGCTCTTCACAACTTCAAGCAAGTCGGTGATGAGCTTGTTTTGCTTTCCAGCGTAGTCCATGAAGTTTGCAAGCTCGTGGTCGCGCTGAATCCCGTCGTGCTCCGCTTCCATTTTCAGCAGCCCGATTTCTTCTTCCGCTCTTGCAAGCTGTTCTTCGAGAATGTCGATGTAGCTAGCCTTCTCGTCTTGCTCGCTCATCCAGTTGCTCCTTTTCTTCCTTGTCGAGCCGCATCGCCAGCCGGATGGCTGTGTCGCGTTCGAAAGCCGTCTTCGCGATAAACTCCGGCGTCCTGTTCGACGGCAGCATCTCGTACTCCGTCGTTCCGTCCAGCAGGAAGCGCTCCGAGGTATGGAAGATGTGAATGACCCTGAACCGATCTCTCACTCCGTCCCACCCACAGAAATCCGCCTTGAAGTTGCCGAACTGAAAGCTACGCGCCGCTTTCAAGATCGTTTCCTCGAAGAGGATTTTTTCGATGGCTCTGTCTGCTATCTTTTTCTGCTCTTCGGTCAGCTCGGACATCAGTCCTCCCCGAGGATAAACTGGGCCAAAGCGATAAGAAGCACAATGGCCGTACATGACGCAGATATCTCCACTATTTCTGGAGACTTCTCCAGCCACATTGGGAGTGACACTTGAAACGCGAGAACGGACAGCAATACTATAAGTCTTTTGCCTGACTTGGTCATGTTCCCCTTTCTGGTGCGCTCCGCACCGACTGGAACGCTTCGAAGGACGAATCAAGTTGGGGCGGTAACAAGCCGCAGGCTCAATCCAACTTCTCAATCGAAGCGCTCCAGTCGAGGCGGAACTATTCCGCTCGACTTGAAACCCTACGACTCTTCCTTCTTGTTTTCCGAGCGACACATCGGGCAACCAGCCATCCGCTCGCGCTTGCTCCCGGGCCGACCGACGATCACGATCTTCTCGGGGGTGCCGCCGACTTCCTTGCCATGCCTTGTGCATGCCACTGCGTAGTACACTTTCGCTTTTCCAGCCATCCTTGATCTCCCTTACTAGTAAGAAGGTCTGTCCAATGCGTCCTGCTCGCTTGTCGGCCACAGCAATGTCTCTGTGCCGTCCTGCTCGACTCCGTACAATGCCTCAACTTCCTTCGTCCCGTCGCACGCAACGCACGTTTCTTCGTGCTCCGGCTGGACGATCATGTTTCCGTACCCGGAGTCGAAGACCGTGTAGTGGCCTTCGCCGCAGCAGTACGGGCAAACGTAGTGCTCGTCTCGGCGCGTGATGATATAGGCTTTGTCGCCTTCCCAAAGCCACCTCACCCAAACGTCGGTGTCCGAGCCCTTGTCGGTCAGGATGTCTACGAACTTGTCATCCTTTGGCATTATACGTACTCCGCGACTATCTTACCTTTTTCGGAGAGGCGGACGAAAAGCGTACCGTCTTCTACTTTGCTGTCGTAAAGGTCGGGGTTCGATCCAATCCCGCTTTGCACCATGCGGCGAAGCTGCACGGAAACCCTCGCCCAGCCTTCTTCTCTGTTCTGTTTGATGCACGACCTTTCAACCAGCTTCAGGAAAGACCTGTCTCCGTCGCTCATCTTATTGCTCATTCAACCCCTCCTCTTCCACCGCGATTTTCAACAGCAACTTACCATCTTCGAGGTTGTCGAAATCACCGTCGAGCTGCATCTCGAAAAGCGCCGTCAGATACCGCTTGAAATCCGGACCCGGCCGCAAGCCCAGCTCGATCAGATGCCGACCAAGCACTAGCGGCTTCGGTGCCGACGCTTCGACGTTCAGTTCCTTCGCAAGCCGCTTGATTTCCAGCGCGTTCGCTGGCATATCCTTCGGCAGCGGAGGCCGACCCGCGTGGTCCGCCTGGATCACCACCATGAGCTGCTCGATGGTCGCCGGATGCAGCCGCTCGGCCAGCCGCCTTACCGTACGCTTCGACGGCTGGTTCAAGTGCGCCATGTGGCAGGAAACCAGCGCCTTCACTTGCTTTCGTAGCTCTTCCGGCGCTTTCATCTTGCTAAGGAAGTTGCCAGCCAGCGATCCTCCTATCATGTCGTGATTAGGAGAAACGATCCGATTGACTCCGTCTCGCATCACCCACTCCGTAACCAGATGCTTGCCGCAGTCGTGAAGAAGCACAGCCATCATCAGCACAGCTCGTTCGTCCTTGTCGCGGACGAACCATTCGCCCGACTCAACAAGCGAGTCACAGCAATGATGAGTGTGCGTCATCACATCACCTTCTGGGTGCCACTCCGGATCTTGCTCACACCCGACCATGTTTTTCAAGATCGGGAAATGCTCGATCCACTCGACTGCTTCCAGAAACCACAGCCCGTCTGACGGCTTCGTGGACATTGCTGCCCATTTGTACCACTCCATCCACAGGCGCTCTCCTGAGATCGCGTCGAACGTCCCTTTGATCTTGCGACACAAAAGCATCGTATCGAAGGTAACGTTCAGTCCGAAGCGCCCGCAGAACTGCATCCCTCGCATGACGCGAAGCGGATCGTCCGCGAACGACTCACCAATGTGGCGAAGATTCTTGTGCTCGATGTCGTGGAGTCCGCCGAAGTTGTCGATGACTTCCTCGGTCCTCGGATCATACGCCAGCGCGTTGATAGTGAAGTCACGCCTCGAAGCCGCCTGCCGAAGCGTCAGCCCGTGATCGACGCGCACTTTGAAGTCGCGATGCGTGTCGCCAACTTTCGAGTCGATGCGCGGTAGGTTGAAGTCGTACGTCTCGCCGTTCTTGGTCAGCTTCAGGACTCCGAAGCTCTTGCCGACAATGTCCACTCGACCAAAGTTGTCGAGGATCGCTGCCAGCTCGTCGTACTCCAAGCCGAAGACTTCAACGTCGAAGTCCTTCGGAGTGAGCCCCATCACTGCGTCGCGGACGCAGCCGCCGACGAGGTAGCTATTCCGAAGCTTCGGAACGGACAGGATGGATGCAAGCGTGTGTGGGATGCTGATGCGGCTCACTTTGCGCTCTTCCTGTTTTCGTGAATCCAGTTGAGCGCACAGCAACCCGCCGCGACGAGGAATACAGCAAGGTTAACCATCGCCGCTTCGTTGCACTCCGGCAGAAACGCCATGACGGCAAGCTGGAACGCAATGCAGGCGAACAGTACTCTGATGTACCATTTTTTGCTCATCCTGCCAGTCCTTTCCTCGCAATCCTCGACATGGCCATGGCTCCCTTGACGTACGACAAGGCCAAGTCCAGATCCGCGCCGACGAAATCCGCGAAGTCTTTGTACTCTTTCCCCTCGGCGCTCTTCCCGAAATGGCGCCAGAACTCAATTTGGAAGTCTTGCGGTCCGTTCATTACGAACCGAAATAGGTCTTCTTGCTTCATTTCTTCTTTGGTCATCCCTCCTCCTGTTCGATTTCCTTGATCGTGAACTCCTTGAGCGATCCGTACTGAATCACCGTGTCTTCGATGTTCCTTGCGGTTTCGGCTAGATTTTCGAAAAGCTCGCTTGCATTCTCGCCTTCAACCGTGACGCAAAGCCGAATTTCGATTACTCTCATCCCTCCTCCTGTACTCCGAATTTTTCGGGGTTCGCCATCGCCTCATCGACAAGTCGAGCTGTCGAGGCGTAGTTGCTGCCGGGATAGAACTCCCGAATACGCTTCTGATTGTCCGGGTGGCCGTACTTCGAATCGGTTCGGCCAAGATCGTTGAACATGCTTTCGAGGTACTCGGCGTCGTCGCGGGTCACCAAGTCACCCGTACTTTGCCGCTTTCCTTCGTGTACCCGGAAACGAACTCCCTGAACATCGAGCCGTCTATCACCTTGAAGACATGGACGGAGTTGAATTCCTGTCCGTCGCTGCACCGCTGCCTTGCGGTGCGACGAGCGAAGCGGTAGTTCTGAAACATGAGCAGTTCTTCCTTGCCCAAGCCGGTCGGATTGACTACGACCACGTACCGTGCGCTTTCTTTGGTCACAGCTTCACACTCCTTTCTGTTACTGACGCCCATCGTCAGGCTGCGCTTGACGCAGCGACGAGCCTCGCTGGGCTCGTTTCGGGCTATTTAATAGAAAGAATGATCGACTTGATCGTTTCCCCGATCAAGTCACTGAACTGCTCGATCTTTTTCATTTGCCCTCCGAAACGTACTGAGCCGGTGAATGAGGATTGAGGCATCCTCGGTGAGTCATGCCATCGCTCGCGATGCGAGGATGCAGGACGTAGCCGCCCGAGGCGTACAGGTACTCGCAGCCGGTGTCGGGATCTTTCCACAAGTGCACAGAGGTGGATGGAAGGCCATCGTACTCCATCAACTCGTCGCCGCCCGACGCTGCTGGCTTCGACTGCTCGGGCTTGTGGGTTCCGCACGCAACAACAGCGAACATCGCACTAAAAGCAACCGCTCCAGCAACCAAGGACGAAAAGAACACCTTGTTCTCGCGGGTCATCGCTTGCGATCCTCCATCGTCGCTTGATACTGGAACGAGTAGAACGACCGCCCGCTTTCGTTGAACGATCCTTCCCGAGCCAAGTACCAGCCGCCGTTTCCGCAGCAAAAAACCTTGATGTCCGGCACCGCCTCGTACAGTGAGTCGATAGCGATGAAGACGTCGTGCAGGATGTCTTGGATCTGGTACTTCTGATCTTCGTCCATGTAGTGCGAGTAGTCGCAGCCGACCTTGATGACTCCCCACTCGTCATCGACACCGGCAACTTTCTCGTAGTACGTGCAGCCGCCGTGGAAGTCGATCCGACCGATCATCTCAGACTCCATGTACGGATAGGAGTACCGAAGCGATCCATAGCGGCTCGGCTCAGGCGTCAGCCAGAAGTCGTCCCACACGCCTGCGTTGAACTGCTGCTGACGAAGGTAGAGGTAGAACGTCCAGCGTTCTTTGTCACTGCTCAAATCGTTGATGGCTGCAAATGACGAGCAACGGATATCGAAGCTGATTCCTCGATACGATCCATAAGCCATCGCCGCCGCTGTCAGGTCACCCACTTGCGGTCGAGGACAGTGCGTTTCTCCGCTCGGTCTTGCTTGCAATTCCAGTCCGTTATTTTCGCTCATCGCTGGAAGTGATCTTCGTAGAGCACCAAGGCAATCATGATGACTACAAGCCAAAGCATTGCCACTACCGCAGCTCCGCCAATCAGAATAAACCAGTTGAATACTTCATCCATGTTACTCTCCTTATGAGTTTGTACTTCGTTTCCCGTCCGCTCAATTCGCCAGTCCAAAACCAACGCCAGAAGTTCCCGGCGTACGGAACGGACTGCGAAGTGACTTCGAGGAACCCAAACCAAACGGTGCGCTTGGGTCCTTGATCCGCGACGCTCAACCTTGGGATGAAGGCGTTCGGGTTGAACTTCATCTCGCTGGAAAGTACGGATTTTCTTGGATCCTCACGAAGCGAGCGTACGGATTTTCTTGGATCCTCACGAAGCGAGCGTACAGCTCGTTGAGCAGATGAATCCGAATTGCACCCGTGCGAAACCTCCGACCGTCGTTCCAGTAAGACGACTTGATCTTGTCCATCGAGTCGTACGTCCCATCTTCGTTCGTCAGCGCCAGCTCGTAGCACAGCCTGCCGCTCTGCGCCACGACCTTCTCGTCTTCCCAGTAAACAACTTTGCCCCACAGCTCGGCCACGAACAGTCGATCCGAACGCAGTCCAACGAGCATACTTTCGAAGCAAGCATAGCCGTGGATGCCGTAACCGCACATGACCGGATAGTCCTTACCGATACTCTTGATCGCTCCGCGCTTGCCATTTTTCGGCAAATTCCACTTGCCGCCCCCCCACGGAGCGCCTCCGTCACTGCGGACCCACTTGAAGACAACCAGCGGGTCTTTCTTCGTGTAGAAGTCCTTGATCGGCATTACTCCTCCTCGTTGTTGATCTTGATTGACTCGATCCAGTCGCCACAAAACGGGGCCATCTTGCCTCCGTCTGTCATGGCGTTCAGCGCGTCTTCGAAGTCCTGAAAATCCTGATGCTCGTTCCAAGTGTTCGACTCGTATCCTCCGCCACAGCCGTACGTGTGCCAGCGGAAGTAGTAGTCTTTTTTGTTCTTCATCTCCTTTTCAGGGGTTAGCACTGGCCGCTTTCGCGTGAACACAGGCTTCTTCATTACTTACTCCCTCCATGTGCCACTTCGAGTGGCGTTGCTGGGTGCTGAAGGCCGTAGTCGTCGCACAAAAGGCAGAGCGACGTATACCAAGCGCCCCAGTAGGTGATGTAGTGGTGAGGCCGAGCCATCACACACTGCATGTGGTCCCAGTGCCAGAGGTACAGCCGCTTCAGCGCACGCGCCGACAACTGCGGCTGCTTCCTGCGCGGCCACTTGCTTCCGTACATCCGGAAGTTCTCGTTGCCGTCCATGTTGTAGCCGTGAGTGCAGTACATACTCATCCTCCTGTCGATGCTTCTTACCAACCTTCCGAAGTCACGTCGCAGTGAATCGGAAGTACAGCGCAGATTTCATCCATTGCTGTTCGAGCGCCATTCAGCGTCCTGCAATCGAAAGTATACGTACTGCTCCATCCGCTGTCTGGATACTTCACGGGCCAAGGGCGAAAAGTGAGCGTCGCAGTCACTCTGTACTTACTGCCGTACTTCGTCTTCAAGTACGGCCCGCCGATCTTGATGTGCGCTTTCGTCGCGTTGCTCTGCGACTCACTCGTAATCGAGCCGAGATTCTTGATGAGGAGCTGGCGTCTCATTTTGCTCTCTCCCACTTGTTAGCGACAGCTCGTGCTTCGTTCAAGAGGTGACGGACTTCCGTCTTTTCTCCGAGGCGATGCAGGTCACTTCGGACGATGCGGTAGAAACCAAGTAGCGGGTCGCGAGTGATTTCAACAAAGTCGCCAACAAACTCGACGTATCCGCACGCAAGCGCGTAGGCCGTGAACCTACCCTGCTTGTCGCGCAGCGCATAAGGGTGGCGATTGCTCATGTCAGCGCCTCAACTTCTCGTCAGCGCGCCGCATCGAGAATTTGTTGAAGTCGTCCTCGGCCTTCATGGATAGTTCGAAGATACGATCCGAAACTTCTCCAATCTTGATGTTCCATCGCTGAAGCTCGAAATCGACCACTTTGTCGATGTACTTCGCCATGGAGAGTGAGTAGATCTCCGAGGCGATGCTCACTTGATCTCCATCTTGTTGATTCTCGCCGCGAGCGTCAGAAATGATGAGTAGGCAACGTCCGCTGTCCCGACGGCGATGGCTGCAAGGTGCAGCGCCCACTGACCTCGCCATGCGAACATGACGGCCAGCAGTAAGCACCAAATGGTGGTGATGCTCCCTCGCGATCTTCCACTTTTGTAGTAGAGCATCAGCGCCTCGCCGCCTTTTCGATCACAGCGTCGAAGTTGAATTCCTGATCGAACGCGCTGTCCGCTTCGACCTCCGCGTCCATGATGTAGGAGTCGCGCTGGTAAGCGGTGATCTCTCCACGCTCGAAGCGATCCCAGCACTGGTCCGCGTACGCCTCCATCGCCTCCGACTGCTCGCCCAACTGCTTGTTGATGCGGGCTAGATCCGCCCCAAGCTGCGCTTCTCGCTGCTTTGCGCTGTTGAACATAAATGCACCTCCTGTAAAGAGCCGGTAAGTTCCGACCCTCAAGGAGGAGCTAGACGTAAGGTTAAGGAGGTTGTCTAGCTCGACCCTCAAGGTTGAACTTGGTCAGTGCTTGGTCACTTAAGTAGAAGTGTAGTCGATGCAGCCGGAGTGGTAAATGTCGAAGCGCTTGTTCAGTGCGAGCTCCGCCGGGCTGATGGGAGCAACCGGGTAGTGCTCGCGGAACAAGGCTGCAAGTTCCTTCTCCGCTCCCGGCCCGAAGTACAGGTTCAAACCGCAACCGCAGCCACACGGAGCGTCTTTCTCGATGGAGTCAACGATCTCCAACACCTTGCTGACCGCCTCCGCCCGCTCGCTCACACTTGCGATCTCGACGCGCAGCTTCGCGCGAAGATACCAGTCCATCCAGCTTCCCATCTGGCACTTGTCCCATGCTTCCTGCCAGTCGTTCATGCCTTTCATGTACTCCATAGAGTCCGTGCAGGCGCCCATGCGCTTCAGCGCCTTAATGATCGCCGTGCGCGTGGGGTACTCAGCTTCGTCGTAGAGTTCGTCCATGTTCACTCCTTTCAGTCGAGGATGCAGCCGAGCGGGCCGCAGATCGGGCAGCCGGAGTAGTAGGGCTCGTTGTGGTAGTTGAACTCGTCTTCCAACTGCGCCTTCAGTTGCTCGCGCGTGAAGTAATCGCTGTCCAAGTCGCCGTACTTGAACGTCGCGAAGTACAAGTCGTCGTAATCCGGATCGTACTCGTCCGCTTCCATGTCATCGAAGAAGTCGTTCATTTCCTTCATGTCCGCCTCGAAGGCGATGCGCTCGTCTTCCTCCCAGAAGCGGATCTCCTGCTTCTGAGCCACACGGCGCTCGTGGCGATGACTGAGCGCTTTGTTCGCTGCGGTGCAGTGGTAGCCAGTGAACTTGCCAGAATTGCGACGAGTCCAGAACTCGGACTGGCCACGGCTACCTCGCGCTGCCATGCCTCGCTGCGAGTTGATCGGCTGCACCACGGACTGCTGCATACTGCGCTCCTTTATGTTGCGTGCTTGGTTAATTGCTTACTGCCAGTCTTCCGGGTAGTAGGCGAGATCCACAAGCGGTGGGCCAACCCGCAAGCAAAGGCGGTAAGACGGCCCGCTCAAAGCCGTGGATACATAGTAGTCTTCGAGGTGGAAAAGGTTCCGCAAAGCTTCTTTGGAAACGTCAGCACTGTGGATGGACAAGCCATCCGCGCTACAAGGGGTCTTGTAGGCGTTTTTCCACTGCGCGAGGGTCATGGGTCAGGCTCCGGCTCGTTCGTCGGTCCTGGAGGCTGCCAGCATGGTTTCCAGCGCCTTCTGGGCTGCCAGTAGATCCCGGAGTTGAGTTGCCGGGTCGGCAACGGGCGCTTTCGGGGCCGAAACGCCCTTGGCCGAGGTGGCCGTGGCGAGCGACGGCTTCTTGGGGATCATCCTCGCGTAAGGCGACTTCGTTCGAGGTGACGGCGCTCCGTAGGCTTTCTTCGGAGCAGGAGCAACGTAGTTGCGCTCCCACGCGGACAGAACCGTCGCTTCACAGTGCGGACAGCACGGAAGCGGACGCTTGCGGAACTGTGTGAAGTCGTTGCCACACTCGGCGCAGGCCAAGGTGACTGGCTCGTGGATTTCAAGGCTGTGGACTGCTCGGCCAACACTGCGATGATTCGAAGGGCTGAACTTGAGCATGTCAACCTACCTGCTCGGCCCGCTCAGCGATCTCGCGGGCTTTCCGGCAGAAGACGCACGGGCAGCCCAAGATCGGCTTGATGTTCGAATCAGAGTTGATGGATGCTTCCACAAGGATCCTTTGGGCCTCGTAGCAAGCCACCCCGATGCGCGTGTTGTCTTCGTCATACCCATGGCCTTCGCACTTCCACAGCCATGCTGCGCTCTTCAGCGTTTCGAGCGTCTCGGTGTCGATCTGGACGAGTTTGGTGTCGCTCATACTCGCCCGCTCAGCCGCAGCCAACGCATGTACTGCTCGTAGCTCATCATGGAAGCTCCTTTCTAGAAGAGGGAGGATTGAGGCTCGTCGCCTCGCATCCATTGTAAAGTCTCGGTGCGGTCAGCGCACTGCTTCACGAATACGTCTCTGTGGAAGATCTTAAATACGATTTTCTTGCCTCGACCACGGTGGTGGACTTCGATACGAAGGTCACCAGGGTTCAACTTGTGGCGTTGGAGGTAGGAGGTGATGCCCTTGGGCGGGGTCAAGAGTTGCGTTCCAGCCATCCCGCGAAGAGCAGGATGCCAACGACCAGCGCGGAAAAGAACGCCCACACAAGGATGTCATTCATAGCTCTTGATCTCCTCGGAAGCCGCGTCCACATTGGGCTCAGGGCTGTACCAGCCGACGTACTCCAGTGCGAAGTCTCGGGCGACCTGGTTGGCTTCGTGCTGGCGGAGCAGATGGTCTCGCTCGGCGCACGAAGAGCAAACGTAGCCAATCGAACAAAGGCACATTAGCTTTACCCTCCGTTTCGTGGTCAAAAGGCTGTTAGATTGGAAAGCAAGGTGGGGGTGCCAAAATGGCAGCAAAACGAAAAAGGCCATCCTGTATATAGGAGAAAAAAATCAAAACCTACAAACATGAAAGGCATTTCCCAGTCTTAAATCCCTAAATTCACTACCTAAGTCCTTTGTTTTCTCATGTTACATGGCTTAGGATTGCTAATTTAGAGTAAATAAAAACGACTTCCTAAATAAAACGTCTTTTTTTCCACAGCTTTTCCACAAGCTCTTGAATACCATGTTCACAAAGACTCAGTGAAGTAGTTCACAGTTTCTCTGTGCACTCCTCCGGACCATCTTCTGCAGCGCGTAGACCACTTTGGTTTGGTTTTGTGTGAACAAAAAAAAGTGGACATATACTAAACGGGCGTTGAAGGCTCAAAGGGAGGCGCCCCGCCTGTGGAGCACCCCAACCTTTCAATCTTCAAGGTTTCTCGAATTCCCAGTCGCGTTCTTTCCAGCCGGACACCCGGTTGCAGAGTGAAACAGCGCCGTAAATAGGATCAAGCAAGGTGCATTCTGCAAGTTCAACCATAGCTTCGAGCCCTACATGCGTGGACTTGAACTCATCGCAGTAGACCCAAAACTCATCGGCCTCGCGCTTGGTCCAAAGCATCCACAACCACTTGGATTCACACTGAACAAGTTCAGCGACGTACCCATCAGGCGCTTCTACTGGCATCCACATGACTCAGCCCTCCGCGATCCCGCCGTCCCACAGCAAGCCGCCTTCGTCCACTTCGTCATAGTTCCCGATGTACTCCAGACCCGAGCTGTGGAGCTGCCGCTGCTCTCGACGCATCTCGCGAGCTTGCTTGGAGATCATGCGAGCTTCGTACAGCTCGACCAGCGTGAGAGTGGCGGTTTGAAGCTGGCCGTACTGCTGGTGAACCAAGCGTTCGGCTTCCTGCTGCGTCATGTCTTGACGGGCCATACTTCCTCCTTTGGGCTCGGGTAAGTCCGGGCCTCAAGCAATGCCGGGGAGTATTTAGGCTCCCGGCATAGGCTTCAGGCTCTACTTAGTAGCCGACCTACATGTGGAGCGAACACTTGTGCGGGAGAAGTCCTCGCGACACGTCTTGGTGTATGGAGCAGCAGCAACGATCCGCTTCCGGACCCGAACAGCAACCGCAGCCAGGTTCGAAGCCCCTTTCGCCCGAATTTGGGCTTGCCGTGTTGCCAGCCGATTCGAGCGCCTCTTCGTACTGGACCTGAAGAAAGAACATGTCCTCGCACTCCCGGCGCTCGAACTTGGCTTTCCAGAGCAGCCCTTCGGCGTCCAAAAGCACACGCTTGGAGCGCTCGACGCTTGCTTTCGCCTCCGCCAAAAGTTGCTCAGCCGCCTTCACATGCTCGTCCCACTCCTTGTACTTCGCTCGGTAGTCGGTGCTGGTCACTTTGCCTCCTTGATCTTGGCTTCGAGTTCCTCGATGAACTTCCACACTTCGATCTGGACTCCCCAAGGAAGTCCGTCGCTCTGCTCGCCAACAGCGCCGACGATAAGCGCGTCGTAGATGAACTGGAGCGCTTCCTTACTCACTTGGCCTCCTCCGCTTGGATCGCGAGTCCGAGCATCTTGTCAGCGAAGTCGTAGTTAGCGTGGAGGTAGCTTCGCGAGTCGTACAGCGCCGAAATCTGGGTCGTGAGTTCTGCAAGTTTGGCGTCGTTGGCTTCAAGCGCCTCCTTTGCCTCGTCCCGGCGCTTGAACGCCTCGTCCACGCTCAGCGAAGTCCACTCTGCCGCCTTGAGATCGCTCACTTGGCCACCGCCCGCAGCGCCCGACGCTTGCGGTTCTGCTTGAGGTGGTAGGCGAGCAACTCGCGCTCGCTCATGCCTTTGTCGAGCCGGACCATGACGGCTCCCGAAGCGAGCATCAAGCCAATCGCCATCAGCAAGTCGAAAAGTGTCATACATACTCCTTTTTTACTGTAAGCGCTCGGTGAATTCCGGCACTTGATGAACGCTCGTCCAGCAACGCTTTCGGAGCGCTCGTCATGGGCCGGAAGGCCCACTTTAAGCTAAATGTTTTGATTTCTGAGTAATGCGGTCCCCCGCAAGTCGCAACCAAGCGCTTGCGGCCTTCTATCGTGATTTACGAGCCGTGATCTTGCAAGCACACGAGCCACACATTGATAAACTTCACGCTCCGCTGGCCAAGATACTCCCAGAGCGATCCATTGGTGTGGACGGCTTGAAGTGCTCTACACAAACCTGTCAAGGACCCCGAGGCGTTTCGCTTGGCTCACCGGGCTCCGGTGCCGCGCCTAGCTTTTACCTCGCCCTACAAACGGGGGTGACTTTCGGCCACCATATCGGGCTTGATCGGCACTCCAAGTTGCTCGATCCGCCCACCCGCCGCCAGCAGCCAACCAAGTACATATTCCTTATTACATGCCTATAATACCATCTAAGCGCACTTGAGTCAATAGGTAAGGTCACTTATTTTAGCTTTTGTTGGCTCGACGCTTTACGAGCAAAGCCGCGCCCAGCATGGCGCTCTGAAGTAAAGCGGCGCCGTTTTACTAGAATTCGCCTTGGACGCCTTGCTTAGCCGCTTTTGCCGCTTTTCCCGCCTTTGAAGTTAAGCCAAGTAAAGCGGAAAACCACAAAAGCTAAGAAACCGAGGCTGCGGACGGACCTGGGCGAAGCGAAGTAGGCGGCGGGCACAAAAAAGCCCCGCAGCGGCTTGGGGACCGCTGCGGGGCTGGAGAACTACTTGGAGGCGAGGAGGTCGCTCTGGAGCGCGACCATGGCCGCGATCTTGGCGTCGAGCAGAGCCTTCAGCCCGGTGGCGAAGGACTCGACGGAGTCGAACTTGAGGATCGACTCGGTGGCGCTCTCGATGACCATGTTCAGAGCGGCGGAGCGGTCGAGCCCGACCGGGGCGAACTTGGCGACGGCCGCGTCGAGCGCCGTGACGGTCGCTTCGGGAAGCGCGATGTGGAGCGTGTTGGGGTTGCTCGCGGCCTTGGGCGAGTTGGGCGAGCGCGTGCCACCCTTGCCGCCGGGGTTCTGCAAGCGCCACAACTTGTCGGTGGCGCCCTTGCGGATCTTCTTCGCTTCGGCGATGGCGTGGTCGTTTCCGCCGGCCTTGGCCGCTTCGAGCTTGGCGGTGAGATCCGCGACGATGACTTCCTGCGCCGCGATGGCCTCCATGTCGAGCACGATGGGCTGGCGCGGAGCGGCGGGAGCGGTCTGCTCGGTGGCGGGAGCGGTCTGCTCGGTGGCGGGAGCGGTCTGCTCGGTGGCGGCGACTTCGGCGGTCTGCTTCGGCTGCTGGTTGTTCTTGGACATTACTTACTCCTATCGGACTTCGCGGAAGCGGCATGATTGCCGCGTCCGGTACTACCGGACCAACTAAAGCAACTTATCAATCACCACATGCATAGAATACCAACCTACCATGCTTGTGTCAATAGGTAAGCGAACTTATTTTTACTGCGCGCTTAACTTTGCTTATTAGCATGCAGCTCCCATGCCACTTGGCGTTTTTGAAGTCAAGCCAAGTAAAGCCGAAAATCGCTAAGTTACGGGAAATGCTGCTTTTGCGAACTAGACGCCCAGGTGCGCTTTTATGCCGCTTTTGCGCCTTTTAGCCGAGCGCCCGCAAAGTCGCGAGCAAGCCGTGCGGCTTGCTCGCCGCCGGGCTCGCTCTAGGCTCGAAAAAGTGGCCCACACGCGCAAAAACGGCCCGCAAGGCTTCTGCGGGCCGTTTTTGGCTTTCGGGCTACTTCGAGCCGTGGTAGACGAACATTCCGACGTTCTCGACGAAGAACTTGGCCAGTTGACGCTTGGCGGTGGTGCGGAACCGCCGAGCCTTGTTCCCGGCCAAGTCCGCCGAGCGCACTTGGTCGTTCGCCCAGTTCAGGTCGGACTTGAGCTTTTCGTATCGGTTGCGGCAGAAGGCGTGGAAGGGGTTTGCGGTTTCGGGAACGGCTTCCGGAACGGCGACCGGGACCGCGAAGTTGTCGGTGACAGGCTTCCAGCCGCGTTCCGAATTGTCCACGGCGCAAGTGAGGGACACGATCAAGTTGAGGATGACTTCGTGCGCCGCATCGGTGATCCGGTCGAAGTCTTCGTGTTCAACGAAGTGAGACATCATGTGGACCACCAAGTCGTCGGATTGCGCGTTTGCGTAGTCGAAACCAGAAGCCTTCATGTTCGTTACTCCTTTACTTCCGGTCGATGGCGTGATTGCCAACCGACCGCCCCAAGCCAACTCTCAATGAACCATAGGTAGAATAGCAACGTCCATCCGCTTTGTCAACACTTATTTTAGCTTGATTGCCGCCGCCCGCTTTACTTTGCACACAACCGCTCGCCCCGCTTTACTTGCCGCATTGCCTCTATTCAACTTGTGTGCCACTTCGCCGCTTTCAAGTCAAGCCAAGTAAAGCCGGGAGACGCCTAAGTTAGATAGGAAAAGAGAGTTAAGTAAGTAAAGCGAGGAGACACAAAAGTAAAGGCCCAGGTCAACTTCGACCTGGGCCATCGTGCGGATCGCGTCGCGCCTAGATTCGCCGTCCGTACCGCCGAACGTGCCACTTCTGTTCGAATCGCTTCTCGTCCCACTCGCGGTACTTGAACACGCAGACCAGCACGAGCGTGACGCCGAGCAGGAATCCGAGCGCTGCGCCGCCGAAGAAGTGTTCCGCGAGCATCTGCTGGACTTGGGCGGTCACCACTTCACCTCGATGCAGTCCATGTTCACTTCGACGAACGCTCCGAGTTCCTTGCGCGCCCTGTCGAGGCGCTTTACTGCCGCCCTGCGGTCCGCCTTGGCGAAGGCGATGGACTGTTCCCCCTTGATGACTTCGTTGTGGCTCGCCGCGATCTCAGCCTTGATGCTGGCCAGCCGCTCTTGCCGCCTTGCGCCATCCACCGTGACCGCCTTCACTCCGTACGCCTGTGCTTTCATGGTCTGCTCCTTTGCTCTGCGGTTTACTTGCTATCGCTTCGGGTAACGTCGCATCCCACGATCACCGGATCGTGGGATGCACTACTACCCGATCACGACATGCGGAACGCGATCCCGTCCGCGGTTTCGATCATGGCGCGTTCATGCCGGGCGCGTTCACGCCGCGCGATACGCCATTCGCGAACGTCGAACCCATCGTATCGGGCAAACGCCTCATCCGCCTCTACTTCGCTCACCGCTTTGGCAACTAGGGCTTCCGCTTTCTGCATCGTCATGTCGGGCCGCATTGTGTTCTCCGTTCTAGTAGGGGTGGGGTGGAATAGACGCGGGCCGCAACGCGCGGCCCGCGTCCGATTGTGTTACGCGGTCGCGTTCGTCAACGTCGCGATCGCGTCCAACGTCGCGGCAATTTTCGCGTTGAACGCGTCCATGTAGACCGCGTCAACGTTGATTCCCGCGATGAACGCGTCAACGTGTGCGGCGATTTCGGCCGCGACGTGTTCCGGCGTCGTCGCCATTCCCGCCGCCGTGAAACGGTTCGCCGTCGCGACACACGCGGCATAGTACGCGGGTGGCGCGGTGACGGTGGGCGCGGTCCGGGTCGCGCGGGTCGCGGTGACCGTGCCGCCCAAACCGTGCGGGTTGCGCGTGCGCCATACGCGGTCACCGGTCCGTTTCACGGCGACGTTCGCGGCCGCGCGATCGTGGTCCGACGTCGCGACGTTACGCGCGGCGCGCGCGGTATCGTTCGCGATGCGATCGCGCGCGACGTCGGCGTTGCATTCCGGAACGGTCGCGCGGTTGACGTAGACGTGTCCGTCGCGGGTGACGTTTCCCGCAATGCTAGCGTACCGCGCGCACACGTCGCACACGGGCGGAACGGCGGGCGGAACGGTGATATCGGCGGCGGGCGGAACGGTGATATCGGCGGCGGGCGGGGTGGCGGTGCGGCGGGCGGTGCGGGTGGCGGTCATGGTCTAGAATCCTATGCGGCATGGCGGGCGGTTCGTTCCGTCCGACATGTAGATATTAGAACGGTGCCGCCGGTATGTCAACAACTATTTACAATGCCATGCACCAGGTTGCATAACCATTCGGTTATATAGTTAGCGTCGCGGTATTTACACTAGTTGACGCCACATTAGGCGCTAAAACGCGCACCATTATGCTAACTATCCCCCCGGAGGTGGGGGTGGGGACCGATGATTTTTTTCGGGTGTGACCCGGCAGGGGGTCCCACTCTCCCGTGCGGCGACCAAGTTTGAGCTTTGTACTGTGGGAGTGCCCAACCCCGTTCTCTCCCACCCTGCAACCTTACTTACTCGCCCATTACCTCAGCCTTCAGCTTCTCGATGATCGCGTCAGCGGCAGCTTCCGTAGTCTTGCTTGGCTCTGCCTGTGTGGCATCCCCCTTCGAAGCCTCCTTGAGCTTTGCCGCAGCAGCCTTTGTTTCCTTGATCCTTGCCTTCGTCTCCTCGCTCATGGGGGTCCGCTTTTTGCCAGCAAGCGCCAACGACATCTTGAGCCGGGTTTCCTCGGTTACGATCTTGCCGGTGTTCCCGACGCTGATTTTGAGCTTTGTTTCCTCGCTCACTGGATGGCCCTTCATAGCCTCGCTAATCTTCTGCTTTGTTTCCGCCGACAACGTTTTGCCCCTGCGGGCATCGCCCATGCGCTTGCGTGCTTCGTCGCTTAGATTCCGCTTCGTGGTCATGTGCTCTCCTTGGTAGGTGATACGAACAGTCTGTTTTTGGTTAGATACGTCTTGTGCCGAGCTTGACGTATTTTCTCGCGAGTTGCAATAGAAGCTTTCTTCCCGCGTCGCTTGGCAACTTGCTCTGGGCTCAGTTTCCGACCCTTGGTAGCTTGGCTAATCTTGCGCTTGGTTTCTTCACTAGTAACGTGCCCCATCATCGACTGACTGATTCGCTCCCGTGTGACATCGCTGACGTTAGCCTTTGCAGCCTTCATCTTGGCGATAGTCTCGGTAGTTAGGGACACCCCAGCCGTGGTCCCGGCAGTAGGAGCGATGTTGTAGGAGCAGTCCTGTGTCTCCATGGCTTGCTGCTCCCACACCAGCGCTTCCCACTTGCTACAAAGCGTGATGATCCTGAATTCGAACGCAGCCTCGCCGTCCAGATTCCAAGCAGCTTGAAGCTGGCGGTTCTTATGTTTGCCCTTGCGGAGCGTGCATTTGTGAGCGTGCCATCGTCGTTTAATGCTCACGGCTGAGCCAATATATTGCTGGCCCGTTTTTTTGTTCAGGATCGCGTAAACGCCGGTCAAGAGTCGATTTCTCCGTAAAACTGGAAAGCCAAATGACCTTAGTATTGTTCCGCAGTTGTCGGCACAATGAAAGTATAGTTGACTTCTCCGTTTTCGTCTAGCACAACTAGTTTGGATGCCTGATCGAAGCTCTGGTAGGTGTGCTCTAGCATAGTACGCGCCACATGGATCGCCAGCTCGCGGGCTTCCTTGCCTCGGATTTGCCCGAGCTTCACGTAGCGTTCTTCGTGATCTTGCGACAGGATGTTGAGCGGCACGATGACTCCGTTGGCGCTCAAGCGCCACATGTTTCGGAACTCATCGAATGCGAGCACGTAGGTGTGGTAGTGATGTGGACTGTTCGGTACGGTTCTTTCGTTGGTCATCGCTGGTTATCCTTCATCTTCGATTCTTTACGCTCGACAGCCTGTTGCGGCGTAAGTGGATTGAGTAGATTCACCGGACGCTCCGGCGCTGCTGCTTCGAATAGTGGCCAGAGTGGTGTTGGGATGCTGGACCACATGGCTCCTTGCGGTCGGACACAGCGTTTGCGCGAGGCCCAAAGCATACCTCCCCAAATGTGTCCGAATACGGGGTGAGCAGCTTCGCAGTCGCGACAAGCTTGCTTGATTGGCTCGATATCGTCCGGAGTTAGCTCGTCGGAATCGGCAGTGCCCCAATCGAAAACATCGCTGCACATAATGAAAATGCGAACTTGCTTTCCATTATTGGGGGCAATGACGTAGATATCTTCACTGGAGATGCACTCTTTTTGTTCGTCTAGAAGGTTGAATACGGCTCTGTAAAATTCCAGTTCGTTCATAGATTCCTCAAATGATGTCCGCTGTAGGTAGTTTCGCGAATTCAACAACGATGAGCCCGTGCTCCTTGGCTAGTCGCACCATACCATTGGTTCCAACTCCTCCTGGTAGAGCGATGCAGGCATCGGCGTAGAGCGCCATTTGCTTATTGCGGATGGGACCGGCGGCATAGCCGTATTTGTCCCAATCGGCGGGGAACAGCTTGACCGGGAGTCCGAGATGCTTCGCAGCCATTTCACCAGCCTGATCGCCGCCCCGCTGGGCACCGGAAACCACCTCTGTCGCCTTCATCTTCACCAGCTCGTGCTTCACGGTTTGCACCCACAGCCATGGAGAGATGTGGCGACTGCCGCAGACGATGACTTTCATTCTTTGCCATCGCGTCGGACCATAATCAGCTTTTGCCACGCCGTTTCGGACATAAGCAGCATGATTTTCCCTTTGTCTTTGACGACGACCATTCCGTCTTCTTTTTGCACGACGGGGTCTTCGAAATGGAATTTCGCTCCGTTTTCAAGAAGGTTGTCGATGGCAGCTAGGGTGAATCGGTCATTGCTCATGGTCGCTCCTTGTTGTGGGCTACAAGTGTCGCAAACGATGCGACCCAGGCTGTGAATAGATGGTAACTCGGCGTTTCGAACATCAAATTAACTAGGTTGAACAGCAGTGTTAGTATGGTCGCCTTGAGCGCTGCCTTGAGAATGAAAAGGCCGAATTTCTTTAGGTAGTCTGTCATTCGTCACCATAGTCAGCGAAAGCGAAGTTGCCACACTCACGGTTAAGGTCTTCAATCAGTGAATAGCGCGCTTCCATCAGGATTTTGCCGAGGTTATTTTCCCCTGCGCCGTTGCAGACACCCCAAAATCGGTCTCCCCAAGTATTTCCTTCTACTAGCTTTTGATCGCCAGTTTCAACGAGCAACTCAGCTAGCTCGCGGTTTTTGTAGAACTTCTGGCAGACAAGGATTCGCATGACTTCAAGCTTTCGGCTATCGTTCCAGTCGTCGCGCACTACCATGGTTCTGGCGTAGCGCTTTGCTTGTCCGGGAGATAGCTGCTGTATCCATCGGAAATCTTCTATCTGTAAGCATTTCGCCGATTGGTAAGCCACCTCCACCGTGTAGAACTTGGCCCCATTGAATTCAACAGGGACTTTGAGCGTCCAGAAATTAGACAACCATCGGTACTTACCTTGGAATTCGGAGATCATGGCTTGTGCAACCTATGGAAGAACGACAAGAAGTTGGCTTCTGCTTGCCTTGACGGTTTCGGGTAGACGAAAAAATCCTGCGGTTGCTCCGGAACGTTCCAGTCATCGGGTGTCCACTTGAGCAGGTCGCGGCGCTCGGTCATCAGCATGGAGTTATCTGCGGCTTTGACTTCCTTGGGAAGCTCGGTTGGCAGGTCATACTTTTGCGCGATAGCTAGCCAGATGACGTATTCAAGACTTTTGTAGGTAGGCATGGACACTTTGATGGGTCGGATCATGTCGCCACAGTAAGCCTCCGTGGCATCGTGCATCAATCCGACGAATTTCAACTCGGGCGGCAGGATGGATGCAACGTAGATACTATGCTGCGCTACGCTGTAAAACGCGCAGCAGTGGCCGTTGAAACGGCATATTTGGGACAATGAGTGGGCGATATCCTCGATGCACACATCGTCCGCTGTCATCCGAAAAGGGTCTACTTTCTTTCCGGTGTAGGTGAGAAACCAGTTTCCGATTACGCTTTCCATTGTTTTCCCCTAGTTGTGAAGCGGTTAAGAGTACGGGTCCCAGATAAAGTTGACACCACGGCTGGCCCCGATGCGCTTGCATTCTTTGCAAGTCACCCTGCGCCAGTGTGTCGAGCAGCTTTCTAGGCGTTTTTCAAGTTCTTCGTCTGTTGGTAGCGGTTCACTGGCCTCGCGGCGCTTACACAACCTCGGTTCCAGCGCGTCCTTGACGGCGATGTCGTACTTGTGGACGATGGTCATTGGGCTGCTAGTTCTTTCTTTTTTGCCCACCTGGCGAACATTGCTGCGCTTATTTTAGACCTGCTTTCTTCACTAAACTTGCGTTTTCGGCCTGCTGCGCTAAGCTTAGCCCTAGTTTCTTTACTAGGATTATGGCCATTCTTTGCTGCACTCATCTTAGCTCTAGTTTCTTCGCTTGGCTTCTTTCCCATGTTTGCTGCGCTAATCTTAGATTTTGTTTCTTCGCTAAGCTTCTTTCCTTTCATTGCCGCACTCCTTTTTGCTTTAGCTTCCTCGCTTTGATTTTTACCCTTAAACATTTGACTTACTTGCTTCCTCCTGTCCGGTTGATTTGACCAATAATTGACCAAAGAAGCTTTTATTTTTGCTTTCGTTTCGTTGCTAAATTTTCTCCCTTTTGCTGCGATACTCATGTTAGCTCTAACCGATTCGCTTGGATTCCAGCCTTTTCTCGCCTCGCTCATCTTGGCCTTAACTTCTTCTGTTTGCTTATAACCAAGCAAAGATCCAGCGGTCATGCATATGTTGTACTTAGGTTTTAACGTATCGATGCATATTTGCTCGTAGAAAATCAGGTGTTCGGGTTGGCAAAAAAGTATAACTTCAAATAAAAAAGCCGGTTCTCCGTGTTTGTTCCATGATTTTTGCAAATGCGAGTTTTCGTGCTTCCCTAGTTTGAGTCCGTTTCTGTGTGCATTCCATCTACTAGTCAGATTTTTGGCTGATCCAACGTATCGCTTCCCGTTGACGACGTTACGAATCGTGTAGATGCCTGATTTCAGGACCATTTTCTGATTTCATCTAGAACTTCATCGACTAGCTTACCTTTTTTCTCCATCGCTTTCATAATTGACCTGTCAACGGTGTTTTCTGCGATTAGATGGACGTAGGTGACCGCTTTGTGTTGCCCCGGACGGTGTGAACGCGCCAAGGATTGTATGTAGCGGCTCCTAGAAAAATCTTTCGAAAAATACACCGAGTACGCCGACCTAGTAAGGTCGATTCCTTCGGCTCCAGATTGAATTTGTACAGCAAGGAACCTCGGTCCATCAGGTTTTTGCCACTTTTCAAGCTCTTTGACCGATCCGGAAAGCTCGGCAACTTCGCCTAGCCCTTCACATGCGGTTCGAACTTGGGTCATGTCGTGCTTAAAGCGAGTGAAGATCACGACCGGCTCTTTTGGATCGATCTCTTCTAGCACTTCACGTAGTAGTTGCTGCTTCTGGGTGTGGATTTCGGTGATTTTGCGCTCTGGAGCGGTGCCGTTTTCGTCAAAATCAGCCGGGTCGATGTCCATTCCGACATGTCCGGACGCTACTTGCGACAATCGGAGCAGTTTGGTGAGTGCGTTGGTCGCTGTGACGACACCTTCATTGACGGTGGAGATTAGATCGTTCTTGAGTTCATTGTAGAACGCAGCAGCCTCCGGATTGAGCGTAAAAACTCGTTCGATATGCGTAAATGGAGGCAAATCAAGCACAGAACGGTCCACTTCATAGGTAAATGGGGCGATTCGACGAGAAAATTCGTCGATATTTTGGTATCCCATCACTTGTTTGCCCTGAAAACCTCCCATTCTGGCGAAACGGGTTCTAAATGCAACGTACGACTTTCCAAACACTCCGGGGTCTAGGAATCGGAATACGCCGTATCCATCCATCGGGCTGTTCGGCAACGGAGTGCCAGAAAGCCCCAAACGGTACGGAATTCCTACCGCAGCGCGTGAAAGAGCGATGCTCTGCTTCCCTTGAGGTGCTTTAATAGCATGCACCTCATCGCAGACCATAAAATCAAGTTTCGCCGCCGACATGGCGTGCAAGAAAACCAGTGTGTACGCACAAGCGTAGTTCGTAACGACGATTGACGGCATTTCGGGTGTTCCACGAGCCCACGCTTCGGCTGCTTTCTTGGCCCTAGATGCGGTTGACCCCTCGTTGAGGGTAACGATGCGAACTGCACCCGGAGCATGGCGTCGTACTTGCTCGGCCCACGACGGAACGACAGAAAGTGGAGCTACAATGAGCGTTTTGGCGTGCTTTCGAAGTCGGATCAAGTCCAATGCGGCTCTGGACTTGCCTGCGCCAAGTCCGACGTTCCATAGCGCGGCTGGTAGGGGCTCAGTGAAACGGACCATGCCGAGTTGGTGAGCCCATGGCTGCGTGACGACTTCAAACGGTAGCGGTTCAAGGTCACCAGCCTTGGCGGACGCCGCCACCTTGGACGCGCTGACCTGATGGTTGGATCGCCCTGAATTCAAAAGAGCCATAGCGGCTGCATCCGCCTGAAATGCCGCGTCTCCCAGCAATCCGGCCAGATAGACGGCGGTTGTAGGTGAGACAGGATACGTCCAAGCCTTTTTTGTGCCGCTCCATTTGGCCCCAGGTATGTCCGCCAGCTTGAACCGGAATTCGTACGGAGCTCGAGCGACGAGTTGTTGCGCTCCGTAGACCGGTTGTTCAACTCGTACTGTCGTCGGTTCGTTCATTTTGCGCGTGTGCATCCCCAGTAGTAGTCACCGTTATGGTGGCTGACTTCTTCGTGTTCGAACTTAGTCTTTACGAGTTTATTGCAGTTTGGGCAGACGATGTAGGCTCGCTTTTTGACGGTTTCAAGCTCGGCTCGGACGTTGTCGATGAGCGTCCATCCTTCTGCGAGGCCATGACCACTGTGGCGAAGGAATTCGTGTGTGCAGTCATCGCAGACCCCTCCCTGTTCGTTGGCGTGTCCGATAAGGACGATCTCTCCGATTACTTCGTGCTTGTAGATGTCACCAACTGTCAGTTTCATGGCTTAGCTCCATTCGTATCCAGCTTTTCTTGTCTGTAAAGCGTCCCCATCTCGTCCGCGCTTCGCTTTTTCAGGTTATGACGCGACCGGCATCGACGCGAGCAGCAGATTCCGGGTCCGCACTTCCATGGATAGAACGGCTCACCACATTCGACGCATGCTCTAGCTACTTTCGATTTCTCGGTACGCAACCGGCGGGTGCTGATGGGTGTGGCAGGTCTTTTCTCCGGCTTGTTCCAGTCGTCGTTTGCTTTATAGCTTGTAGTCACTTGGATTCCCCTCTTCAGGTACAAGAAACGGCATGTGCGATTGCGGACTATCTCCCCATTCGCCAATGTCTACGGCGCTGAGATGACCAACCAAATGCTCAAGCGATGGATTGGATACCTTGATCGTTTGCACGATAAGCTGGGTTCGATACCACCAAGAATTGTCGGTGTTCCAGTCTAGAATTATGCCTAGAGCATAGCCCTTTACCTCGCCGCGACTCCATCGATGCAAACCTACGGCATAGACGATCCTCTTACCCACCTTGAGCGCCGGTCGTTCAATCCTGCTTTTCGGTTCTTTTTTGTACTTGGCAACAGAACGTTGTTTGGGCTCGACCAGCCCATGGATTTGTTCCCGTTCTTCGATTCTGTTCAGCAGGTCTTCGACCCTTGGATATTCGCTTTTTCCCACATAGGCTCCTTAGATGTCGTAATCTGCGATTTTCGACAGCAACTCTTCGGCTTCTTTCTTGTCTTGTTCTATCTTACTTTCGTCATCATCGCGGCTGGCCAGCAATGCTGCTTCGAACGCATTGATCTGATCCGGAGTGACCTTGTAAGACACTGTCGGGTCTTGCTTTTGTTCCATCTCGATGGCCAGTTCCATGGCGGCTGCTTTTCGCACTTCGCGGCCAGCACCCTGCAACGCCATGCAGACGTACGTGGATAGAGGCAAGTCCATCTCGTCCGCTTCGTGGATGAGCTGTAGCTTCAACTCCGCCGTGCAGTGGTAGAGCGTTAGTTTTTGTGGTTTGGTGGTATCGATGGTCGCCGGGCGACCCTTTTTGATTGATCTTTTGACCTGTACGGTGCTATTACCCATTCAGAAATCCTCCGTTTTGCTAGTATAAATAAATGCCTCCAGAATGTAAACATTTATTTTAGTTTGGATAAACCGTTGAAAATAGGCTGTTTATAGCCATGCCTTCTATTGAAAAAACATGTTGCATTCGGCAATTTACTAGATATAATGGGTGGCGTACAAGGGGAGGAATGCCATGGATGACGACACCAAAAAACTTACAAGCTCGATTTTCGCGACACCGATCTACAGCCCAACCCCAAATCCTGGTGCTAACAAGTTTTATTGGGCTTTTGAACAAGACGAACTGAAAAAGAAGATGATGGAGAATTGGGTAAATGCACTAGATTACGTCCCATTTAGCGGTGTTAAAATAAAAACTGTGTCCTTCGATGAAGTTGCGGAAGGATGGGGGGATATGCCAAAAAAGAAGTCCGTCGCAGGGAAGTGGATGCCGACAAGAAAAGACGGTAAATTGGTTGCTGATGGAATGGTAGTTAGGCGCGGGGATTCTGACGTTCCAGATGGTTTGGCCACGGATCAAACAAAAAAAGATACGGCTGAGAAATCATTCCAGCCGATGCCGATGTTGAAGTTGAAAGATTCGCTTAAATACCCCAACATTGGCATTTTCGACACAAAGACCAAACCTGGAAAAATCATTGGTCCAGTAACGTCCTTGGCTAAGGTTAAAGAGGCATATGACAACATTCTTGCAAGCGCGAAAAATGCGAACATGCACCCGCATGAGTTCGCCATCGCGATCAAGCCGCTTGGGAATGCGGCAAAAGGAGTTGTTCCGATCAGCGTTGTAAAAGCGATAGAATCCGCCACTGTTAGTAAGTATTCTGAGTATTACTTCGACATGCTTTCGGAAGCCCTAGAACCCAACGACGAGGAGGTAAAGTGACAGAACAAACATCCAAAACAGCCTTGATTGTCGAGCGAGTCCATGTGGATTCGCTGAAGTACGACCCCAAAAACGCACGTATCCATCCGGAACGAAACCTCGCTGCTATTTGCCAATCGCTAGAGCGATTCGGGCAGCAAAAGCCGATTGTCGTTGGTAAGGATGACGTTGTCATCGCCGGAAACGGTGCCCTAGAAGCAGCTCGCAAGCTCGGTTGGGAGTACATTGACATTGTTAGGACCGAGTTGACGGGCAACGACGCGATTGCTTTCGCTATCGCGGACAACAGGACTAGCGACCTGTCCGCCTGGGATGCCCATGCGCTCAATGAGCTTTTGGCGCAGCTGCAAGCAGACGGTGTAGAGTTGGTTGGATGGACCGACAAGGAATTCGAGCGCCTGGTAGACTCCATCGAGCCTCCTGAGCCGCCAGCGGAGTTTGGAACGGTCGATGAAAGCATCAAGACCGACTTTGAATGCCCCAAGTGTGGCTTCCAGTGGTCAGGAAAGGCCAATCAGTCGTGAAGCCAAAGTACGTACCTCTCTTGATGAAAGACGTTTTGGAGCACGAAGGTTCAACGGGTTTCAACGTTGCATCTACGTTTTCCGGCGCTGGCGGTTCCTGCACTGGCTATAGGCTTGCGGGGTTCAATGTTAGGTGGGCAAACGAATTTGAACCAACTGCCCTGAAAACCTATAAAATGAACTGTCAAGAGGGGTGCGTTGCCGATGGCCGAGACATCCGCACTGTCAAAGGGACTAGCGTCCTTGAAGCAACTGGCATCAAGCACGGTGAATTGGACCTGTTTGATGGTAGTCCTCCTTGTCAATCGTTTTCAAGTACGGGACTACGCGAAAAAGGTTGGGGTAAAACCTTCGCGCACGGTGACGGGACTAACCAAAGGTCAGATGACCTATTTGAAGAGTACATCCGGCTCATCAAAGAACTCCAGCCGAAAACGTTCGTAGCCGAAAACGTCACAGGACTCATCAAAGGGGCCGCAAAAGGCTACTTCAAGATGGTTCTGGCTTGGATGAAGGAAGCTGGATACGACACCCAAGCGGCTGTCATCGATTCGAGGTGGTTGGGTGTTCCACAAGCTCGTCAACGGGTCATTTTTGTTGGAATTCGAAATGACATTGCCAAAAAAGTGATACAGAAGGTTGGCAAGATAAACCGTTACCCGACGCCAAACGACTGGTATTACTCAGTTTCCGACGCATGCCCGTGGATTGGAAGAAAAGACGGAGAGCGAAGAATTGATACACAGCATCCTATCTGCGAAGACCCAATCGAGCATGCGGAGATGGAATTGGGCGTTAGCGGCAAGATCGCATGGCGCGAATGCCCGATTGGCAGCAACCACCCGATCAACTTCAACTGCACGCGAGTAGACGAACGGTTCCCTTGCCCGACCATCAACGCAGCTCATGGATGCACCACAATGCATGGTATTGCTCATCCATACGAGCCAAGAAGGTTCACGATTCTCGAAGTAAAGCGTATTTGCTCGTTCCCAGACGACTTCAAGATGACCGGGACATTCGCGGAGCGCTGGACTCGCCTCGGAAACGCCGTACCGCCGCTGATGATGCATGCTGTGGCGTCGGCTATCCGAGACAACGTACTCATCCACGCAGCATAGGAGGCAACATGAAGACATGGAAAGTTGAAACCGAGCCAGTCGGTTCGGTAGGTTCGAAGGTTGTGATGGCGAACGTTTCGTGCGACAAAGGGAACGTCAATCTCGTAGGCAAGGCTGAAGCGGTTGAGTTTTTGATCGAGTCGCTGCTCTATTCAAGAGAACTGTCTACTCCAGAATCGACAGAAAACGAGATTAGTTTGGTTAGGTTCGTTTTCGTCAACAAGGAAGGCGCTTCGTCGGCTATGGCATTCGAATGCGGAACCAACGAAGGCGAGTTGTCGTTGGGCGTGCTCGAATCCATCGAGAACTTCGCTTCCAAGAAACTGAACGAGTCCGTTTTGGCTACAAATTGGTCCATCATGCATAGGGAGCCAAAGATCGTTCATGTTGACTCGGGCGATGATGTCATCGGCGGTGTCAAGTGCGACTCGGCCGTTCATGGCGACCCAGGCGACGAGAACGACGCCAAGCTGAAGTAGCCAAAGCAGAAGTCGTGTGAGATACTAGCGGGTATGCCGAAGTTGGCATAGTAATCCCGCTAGGAGATTTTGAATGCTTTTGATTTCTGACAAAGAGATCCTTGATGCCATCAAGGCTTCGAAAGGAATGATTTACATCGCGTCCAAGAAGCTTGGGTGCGATCCGAAGGAATTGCAGAACAGGATTAAGGCAGTTCCCACCCTGAAAGATGCAGCTTTCAACGAAAAAGAAGCAACCAAAGACTTCGTTGAACTGAAAATCATCGAGGCTCTCCAAAAAGGGGAACCGTGGGCGCTGAAGTTCTTCGCAGAGCGCCAGATGCGCGACCGTGGGTACGGAGACAAGTCTGACATCATCCTGAATGGATCGATCACGATTCCGTTCATGCCGAAGCGCGGGGACTTGGCGGTCATTGTGCCGAACGAGCCCGCGCTATTGGGACCCGGTGAGCCAGCCTCTTGATGAAAAAGTGGAGGTAAACAATACCCCACTTTCCGCTCCGCAGTTTCAAGTATGGCGAGATCCTTCTCGTTTCAGAATCCTTGTAGCTGGCCGTCGATTCGGAAAGACGTACTTGGACATTGCCGAGCTGTGCCGAGCCGCGCAAACTGGCATAGACAAGAACGTGTGGTTCATCGCGCCCACGTATCGACAGGCTAAGGACGTTATCTGGCGAGACTTGATGAGAACTGTCCCTCGGGACATGATCGCCAAGAAGGACGAAACCAGCCTCACGCTCACCATTAAACCCTACAATTCTAGAATCTCGCTTCGAGGTGCAGACAACCCCGACTCGTTGCGAGGACCCGGTCTAGATTTCGTCGTTTTCGACGAATACAAAGACATTGACCCGGCAACTTGGAACGAAGTCATCCGACCTGCGCTGTCGGATCGACAAGGCGAAGCTTTGTTCACGGGTACACCGAAGGGTCTAGGCCACTTCTACGACCTTTTTACGACAGCGCAAGCACGTAGACACGAAGGGTGGGCAACGTTCCAATTCACCACGTTGCAGGGTGGTCTAGTTCCTGATGCTGAGATCGCGGCTGCGCGTCGAGATATGACGCCAGCGAAGTTTCGACAAGAATACGAAGCTTGTTTCGAAGCCCCAGAAGGCCGCGTCTACACTGGGTTCGAACGCCAGCGCAACTCGTCCCACGACATTGCTGATCTTGGATCTACTCTGCACATTGGAATGGACTTCAACGTCGACCCGATGACCGCCGTGCTGGCGTCTAGGGCTGGCGATGAACTGCACATCCACGACGAAATCGTGCTAGAAAACTCGTCTACTTCCGAGATGATCGAAGCGATCAATGTGTTCTTGCGCAGGTGGAAGCTTGGTAGGGCAGCAACTCGTGGCGACGGCAGGGCTGAGCGTCGTCCGATTATCGTCTATCCAGACCCAAGCGGAAACCAAAGAAAGACATCCGCCGTTGTTGGTCAAACTGACTTTTCGTTGCTTAGGGCGGCTGGATTTTCGGTAGTTGCCGGGAAAACGCACCCTGCGGTCGTTGACAGAATCAACGAAGTGAATACACTCTGCATGAACGCGGCTGGCAGAAGCAGGCTGTTTTTGCATCCAAGATGCGTCAATCTACTCAAAGGACTTGAAGGGTTGACCTACAAAGAAGGAACGAGTCAGCCTGACAAAACGACCGGACTCGATCACGTTACGGACGCACTTGGCTACATGGTTCACGAAATGTTCCCACTTGGAAAGCCTATGGGAACGACCGGTTCAACTGTAGGAATGCTCGGAGTCTAAGGAGCAAATATGGCTGGCATTGCGAACGTAAATACTCCGTCCCTACAGTTTGAAAAGCTGGAAAAGATCCGCGTCATTACTCGCGACCTGAACGAAGGAATCACTCGTCTTAGGGAGCCGGATGCAGCGGCGATCTATCTTCCAAGGAACCCAACCGAGGCTATCGAAACAGTCCCCGGAGTAGGAATCGTAGACCCGTGGCAAAACCGAGTGAACATGTCCAGATTGAAGAACATGTTCAAGGAGGCCGTCGAGGACTGCGTTGGCAGAGCGTTCGCGAAGAATGCCAAGTTCAGATCCGACACTCCTGAAGAGATCGTACGGATGATGGACGATGTAGATGGTCGAGGAACGAACTTCCACGTATTCGGCATGAACGTAGCTCAGTCATCTACCGCCGAAGGTGAAGACTACGTTCTGGTGGACTATCCAACCGTATCTGGAGCCGAAGAACTCACTCAAGCGGAATGGGAGAAGCTGAAGCGGGCTCCGTTCTGGCGCAGGTATCCAGCTAAGACGGTCATCGACTGGCAGCACGAACCGTTCGGAAAAGAACAACGACTTACAATGGTAAGACTGCGCGAGCGCGCCTACGTTCAGAGTGGCCCTTGGACCAAGAAGGCAATCGATCAGGTGCGGGTACTCCGCTCCGGCAATCCGTTGGCACCGCCTAGCGATCCATCCAGATACGCAACTTGGCAGGTTTGGCGACCAATCGAGGATGGCAAGGTAGACGGAGAATGGGGCGTCGTTGGATTTGGAAGCATGAAGCCGCAGGTAGACATCCCGTTTGTTGATTTCCCGTTCCTGCTTGCGGCGCAGTTCGAAGCCTATCCGGCGTTCTTGGACCTAGCCCACCTGACTATTGCCCATTATCAGAAGATGAGCGATCTCGACAACGCGCAGCATGTCAGCGGTTTCCCGATCCTTCACTGGGCGGGTGGTCCGATTGACCCCGAAACGAAGCGTCCGGTTCCGGTCGGCCAATCGAGAATGTTCGTTTCTCCGGACAGCGCAGCTAGCGTGCAGTTCGTGGAACCCAACGGAAAGTCTTGGGATTCGCTCAGAACTGAACTTAGCGCCATGGAAGCTGACGCTCGCGAGTTGGCTTCTGAGCCTATTTCTTCATCCGCTCCCGGTAACCTGACGGCAACCGGAGAATCGATTCGAGCCGCTAAGGCATCATCTAGGCTGGAAGCGGCTGTTCTTGGGTGGCAGGATTCGTTCAACAAGTTGTTCTACTACACCGCGCAGTACATGGGGCTTGTTGAATACGGAGCCGATTCTGGATGGGGCGGAGTAGAGCTTAATAGAAGGTTCGTACCTGTCAGCCGCAATATCGAAGGATTCAAGGCTGCGCTTGAAATGCACGCTGCCAAGAGAATGTCCGATGAGACGTTGTTCGAAGTCGCGCAGGCTTCCGAAATCGAGCCAGAAAGCATCGACTTCGCTGAGGAAGAAAGCCGTATCGCCAGCAGCCAACCTACTCAGGTTGAAGTGGAACGCAAGGCTGCGCTGGAGCTTGTGCAAGCTAATGCTAAAGCAAAAGACACGGCTGCAAATCAGGTAGACAGTGGCCAAAAGGGCAAAGTGAACAAGGTAGACCACAACAAACAGCCTTCTAACAAGGCATCTAAGTAACACATGAACCCACTTCCAGATCGATACGCTTGGTGGGGAAGAAGAAGGTCATCCCGTCATTCTCATCGATGTAGACACTGGAGAGTGTTTTCCGAGTCGCCTAGATATTGCGTAAAGTCTAGGTCTTAAAAAAGAAATGTTGACGTAAACGCAAGACAGCGTACAATTTGCATATATGAAGTGCGCGATGTACTTCATAAAACAACAACAAGTGTGGCGCGATGCCACCCGGCGCGATGCCGAAGAGAGGGTTGACGATGGCGAAGATTAAGCTTGACGGTGACGGTCACGTTGTCTTGGAGAACGGACTACCAGTGTGGATTACCGATGACGACCAAGAAGTCAGCTACGATGCGCCGAAGCTATTCGCTTCAGTTGGCGCAACTCGTGTTGAGCGCGATGCAGCTCACGACCGAGTGAAGGAGCTGGAGAAGGTGGTCAAGAAGTTCGGTGCCAACGAAGACGAGTGGGATCTTGCGCTTGAGAAGATCAAGCAGGCAGGAAAGCAGTCATCCACGAAGGAGTTGGATATTGCTAAACTCGAAGAGGAAGTCACCAAGCGACTGAAGCCGTACACAGACGCAGCCGAGCAGGAGAAGAAGACGCTTGAAGCTAAGACCCACGAACTTGAAACGAAGCTCCGAACCGTTTTGGTATCTAGCCGTTTCATGTCCGCCAAGGCCATTGCCGATACGTACCTGACTCCAGACCTTGCTGAAGCTAAATTCGGTCGTCACTTCGAAGTTGAAGGAGAAGCCGTAGTAGCCTACAGAGATCCGAGCACGAAGAAGGAAAAAGTCTACAGCAAGTCCGATCCCAGCAAGGTGGCAGATTTCGAAGAAGCACTAAGCATTCTTGTTGCTGGGGACCCGAATTATAAGCAGTGGAGACGAGCGAGTAACGCTACCGGCGGATCAGCCGTTGGCGGTGAGGGAGTCGTTGCTAGCGGCGACGCTGACCTTTCGCTCTCGCTCGAAGAGCGACTATCACGCGGCCTCGCCGCTACGAGGGCGACACAGTAACTAGGAGAAACACGCCATGGCTTTGACGCTTGTCGAGGCATCCAAGAAGTACAGCGGGAACGTCGTCCGCGCTACCACAATCGAGATGTTCGCTCGTCAGAGCGATATCCTCTCGGCCCTTCCATTCGAAAGCATTCCGGGTGGAGCGGTGAAGTACGATCAGGAAGGTGTTCTTCCTGGTGTCGCCTTCCGAGGCATCAACGAGTCCTACACCGAGTCGACTGGTGTCATCAATCCGTTGATTGATGCCATCTATATCGTCGGTGGAGACATCGACGTTGACAAGTTCCTCATCGCAACTCGTGGTCCGAGCATCCGTGCGGCCCAGATTTCGATGAAGATCAAGGCTATCGCTGATGCTTGGGCTCAGAAGTTCATCAAGGGCGACAATACTTCTGATCCTCGCGAGTTCGACGGACTTCAGGTTCGCCTGACCGGCAACCAGAAGATCAGCGCCGGTTCAACCAACGGTGGAGATCCACTTTCGCTGGCCAAGCTAGATCAGGCCATCGACGCCGTTGACAGCCCGACGCACATCATCATGTCGAAGGCCATGCGCCGTCGTATGAGTGCGGCTGGTCGCGCAACCAGCGTCACCGGTTACGTGAACTACACCAAGAACGAGATTGGCCAGACCGTGATGACTTACAACGATCTGCCTATCTTGACCACGAACAACGGTTCGACAGAAGCCCTTCCGTTCACCGAAGTTGGTGCTGGTGGTGCAACTGCCACAGCCACTTCTATCTATGTCGTTTCGTTCGGTGCTGGCCGTCTGTGCGGCATTCAGAACGGTGACATGGATGTTCGTGACCTTGGTGAGCTAAACACCAAGCCGGTTCTCCGCCTGCGTACTGAGTGGTATGCCGGACTCGCCCTTTACCACGGACGTTCTGCTGCCCGCGTCTACGGTATTTCCGACGCTGCGGTCGTAGCGTAACCATCCACTCAGAATAGCTAACTAGGAGAAAACACATGTCTTCAACTCCGTACCATGCAGTTGTTTTCGACTCCGAATTGGAGCTGAAGGATGCGGGCCTTATCGCCGCATCCGCGGCAGCTCAGGTAGATTCGGTTGACAAGATCCTCGACCTTGGCCAGTCATTCTGGGAAGGCAAGGTTGTGGTCGATGTGACCGCAATCGAAGTGGCGACTGGCGACGAAGAGTACGACGTAGAGTGGCAGCTTTCTAGCTCTGCGACGTTCGCTTCTGGCATCGTAGTCCCAACCGTGCTTCGCCTTGGCGACACTACTACCGCTTTTGGTAGTGCTGACAGCACGACTGGCCGCTACGTCCAGTGCGTACACAACGAGTTCAACGGCACTCTGTACCGTTACGCTCGTCTGTACACCCGAGTTGCCGGCACCATCGCTACCGGAATCAACTATTCGGCGTTCGCCTGCGCCGACTAAGTCCACAGGACCGAGCGACCTCCGCTTCTTCTGTCCGCCTTGTAAAGGAACAGATTGAAGCGGAGGCGCTCGGCCTCATTTCTTTAGGGGAGTTCTTATATGGACATGAATCACATGACTCGTATCGTTGCTGGTGGCCGTCGCGTTCCTTCGGAAGTTATCGATGTAGTGACAGGAAAGCACTATCCTTGTGCTCCGGTAGATGGGCGAGAAATGGTCCAGACCGGAAAGTACATTTGGGCTGAATTCGAGTTGGAAAACACTGGACCCGTCGAGATCCCATCGATTCCTGATGGAGCTGGTATTCCGCTTCCGTTGGAAGTGGTTGTTGAAGTAGGTCCGCCAGCAATTACTCCTGAAGTCGAAGCCGCTGCAAAGCCACTATCTACTCGGCAAACGTCGGTGTCAGCGATGTGGGCAGCGAAGCAGAAGGCTAAGGCGGACAAGGCCGAGAAGGCGGAGAATGCTGAATGATCGTCTACAAGGGAAAGCCTCCGCTTCCACAACCTCCACGACCAAGACCTAACCGTCCCGGTTCTGCCCCAAACAGTACACCTCCGAGGCCAAGATGAGGGCCACAGTAGCTAAGAAACTTCGAAGGGTTGCTCGCCAGAATGCTGAGCAGGTGTTCCGCGAGAACGTAGTGATCGAGCCGAAGTGGTATGCGAGGAAGTGGGTCTTTCGGCTGTGGGCTTGGCCTGTTACGCAGCTAGTTGTGGTAGCCAACAAACTTGGTTGGCACTCGTTGGGCGCATCCTGGGTTAACTATTGCAAGAACTTTCGAAAAAACGGAAACCGTCTCGTCGTCCGCAAGGAGGCGTAAGGAGATTCGATGACCACGGCGCGCAAGGTGCAGGGATACGTTACGGACACAGAACGGCCAAACTGGAAGAAGGATGTTGAGTTCAACCTAGACTCGCTGACAATCTCTGGTAGCTCAGCCCAAGTACCTGCGGCCAACACAGCAACGTTGTCTGTGTCTGAAAGCGGCAGCCAGATCCTACGCAAGAGCGTCTTCACCATCGCCGCGCACTCGGTCGCCATGACCGATGCTGGGGTCGCTGGCTGCCACGGTTCTGTGCAGCTCTGTGACTTCCCGGTTGGGCTTATCCAGATCATCGGGTCCACGATGTCTCTGGCGACGACCGCAGGGGCCGGCGGCATCGTCGCTGGAGCGGCGGTTGTGCAGTCCGTTGGTACCGCCGCTGTTGGCACCGACAACGCAACGCTTACCTCTACCGAAGCTGACATCATTCCATCGACCGCTGGAACTCTTACTGCTGGTATTGGTGCACCCGTTGGTGTCTCCACCACCCCAGCCGTGTTCGACGGACATGCAACGGCGAAGGACGCTTACCTGAACTTTGCCGTTCCCGACGCCGACTCAAGCGCGAGCGACACAATCGAGGTCACCGGTACGGTAACGATTTTCTGGCACTACTTCGGTGACGTTTAAGCAATGTCAATCGTAGTCGAGACCGGAGCCATCGTCGCTGGCGCTAATTCATACATTAGTGTAGTTGATGCTGATGCTTACTTTTCTGCCAGAAACAACACTACTTGGTCAGCTTTGACTACAGCCAACAAAGAGGCTGCGTTGCTGTATGCGACCTCGTGGATCGATAGCAGGTACTCATGGCCGGGTATCATCGTTGACGACTCACAAGCCCTTTCTTGGCCCAGATTGGGGGCATATGACGTTGACCTTCGAAGCATTGCGTCAACGACTATCCCTCAAGCCCTAATCGATGCCGAGTGTGAAGCTGCTTTGTCGCATGTAACTGAAGTACTGAACGCCGTCCGTGAGCGTGGTGGCGGTCTAGCCTACGCCAAGGTGGACGTACTTGAAGTCTCGTACTTCAGGGGAGCCGCTGCTGGTAGGACGTTCCCGTACATTGATTCGCTCCTTTACAAAATCGCTATCCCGTTTTCTAGCGGAATTTTGACGACTTATAGATAATCATGTCCATCATCCCGTTGTCTACGATGAAGTCGCTGGCCAAAAACCTCATCAACGGCGAGGGCAAGGCGATCATCTATCGTCAAGTCACAGTTACTAATGTAGTGGCTACAGGTTCGACAACGACAGTCAATACAGACACCGCCCTGATGGCCTGCGTTGGAAGCAGAAAAGCGCAGTTCAAGAACGGCACGCTGGTACAGGTCCCCGGCGAACGCATTCTGATTTCTTCGCTTGATCTAGCGACTCCGCCCAAGGTTGGCGACATTGTCATTCTAGCTTCCTCAGACACATCCACCGCTCGTCGGCGTGTTGCGATTGTTGATTTCGTCAGCACGCAAGGTTCTGACATCATTTACATCGTTGAGGTGGAGTGATGGACAGAACATACGAGATCAATACAAAGGTTCTAACCAAAGAACTTGGTTTGTTTGACGACATGGTCAAGGATGAGTGCAAGAAGATTCAAGGCGATCTGACCGTAGAGGTACTTAGGAACTTGTTGCTGGCTACTCCGGTTGATACCGGCATGCTTCGCGCTGGATGGGTTCCGTCCATAGGAGAACCGTCCGACTTCGTTCCAGAAGAACGTGCCCGCAAGAAGGGCGACCGGGCCGGAATCCACGGAGCAGAAGGCCGCGAGAACTTGGGTCTAGCCCGAAATATCGCAGCCGAATTGAAAAACGCAAGATTCGGAACTCGCTCCTACGTGGTCAATAACGTCCGCTACGTCAACCACGTTAACGACCGCCACCCAACTAAAGCCGGTTTCATCGAAGCTGCTGTCGAAAACGCTTATTCGAGGTTCTTGTAATGGGAATGGAAGCAGAGCGTGACGTTATCCGCGTCCGATTGAGCACCAACTGGGGATCGACAACAGAGATCTCTTGGGAAGGTTTCAACCTTGGACCATACATACAAAAGGAGGGTGTCGAATACATCCGTCCAAGGATCGAAGATGGTATTTCTGAGTGGGTAAGCATCGCCGCCAGCGTCCAGAAAGAACGCAAGTACGGGACGCTTGTCGTTGAAGTGTTCACGCCTATCGGTAGTGGAGATGAGCGTGGTAACCAGCTTTGTGACCTGCTGATCGAAGATTTCTCGCCCTACACAAGCAACGGAGTTCGGTTTGACCGTCGCGGTTTTGCCAGAGACAGCGGAACGGACGGCTTGTTCCATACTTGGCAAGTGTTTCTGCCATACTACAGGGAAACAGTTGTGACTATCTGATGTCGCAACTACCTGTTACTATATACGCAACTGAGTGAGGAGATTCAATGCTCATTAAGGCGACTGCAACATTCAAGGTTGACGATCTAGGGGAAGACGGATTCGAAGTGGAAGTTGGCTCGTACGCCGACCTGCGTGCAGAAGTCGCCAATGAAGCCATTTCTCAAGGAACAGCCGTCAAGGCTACCCTAGCAGAAGTGCGCACTGAAGCTGCTATGAAGACTGCTATTCCTGCCGCCGATGAAGCTACCATGGAGACTGCTATTCCTGCCGCCGATGAAGCGATTAAGCGATCCAAGAAGCTGAAGCATTTCAACGACGCCGAACCGGCGAAGGAGTAAAACATGTCTGCAAGCAATAGCGTCGCATGGCGCTACATCGAGGAAGTTACATTCGGAACAACTCCGGGAACATCAACCTGGGTTGAACTGGCCCGTACCGGCGGATCACTGGACGGCAAGACCGACACCGTGACTTCGAAGGCGGTTCGCTCTGACCGAATGGTTCAGGGTTTCTACCGTACCGGTCAGCATGCCGAGGGGTCCATGGAATTCGAACTGGCCTATGGTCAATTCGATGACCTCATGGAAGCCGCGCTTTGCGGAACATGGTCAACCGCAGTTGCTATTTCCGGAACAACCTATGCCGCAACAGCTACCACGATCACTGACTCCGGAAGCCAGCTCATCGTAGATGGCGTCCAAGCGGGAATGTGGGTCAAAGTCGGAGGATTCGTAGCAGCCGCCAACAACCACTTGTTCCGCGTTTCGGCTGTTGTTGCCGGCACCGTGACTTTTGATGGCAAAGTAGACGTAACTACTGGCCTGTTCTCGGCAACTCCTGGATTGACAGTCGAAGCGGCTGGCGCAACAGTTACCATCAAGAATGCAGGCATGCTGCGTAACGGGATCACTGGACGTTCGTTCACCATCGAGCAGGCTCATACCGATGTGAACCAGTTCTTCCAGTTCCGTGGTATGCGTCTAAACGACTGGAGCCTGAACATCAGCGCGAAGGCTCTGGTTACAGCGACGTTCTCTTGGATGGGTAAGTCGTTCACTCGTACTGGCGCAACGGCAACATCGGGAACCCCAACTGCTGTGAATAGCAACGATGCCTTTAACACCACTGAAGACATCATCGGTTTGAACGAAGGAAACGCTTCGTTTGCCGAGTACATCTCTTCGCTTACGCTGAGCGCGAAGAACAACCTGTCGATGATCGACGCTGTCGGCAACCTGACTCCTCCTGACATCACCTATGGAGTCATGGACATTACCGGAGAGTTGAACATTTACTTCTCCGCAAATGCCGGAACGTTCATCGACAAGTACATTGCCTTCACCGAGACGGAGCTTTCGTTCGTCGTCCGTAACGGCGCCAGCCCGGTGTACTACATCATCACGCTGCCTGCGTACAAGTACGGCGGAGGAACGCCTGAAGCTGGCGCTCTATCCGGCCAGTCGATGTGCAAGCTTCCGTTTAGCTGCTACAAGGGAGCTGACGACTACCAGATCCAGATCGACAAGATCAGCACAACATAAGCCTGCGGCACGCAACCGGCGGGAGGGGGCTCCCCTCTCTCTCCCGCCGGTCTTTTTGCAGTACCTATTAACTTGTAGCACTCTTTTGGAGGTAATGAAATGACCGCAAAGATCCTCAGTATCAGCGACATGAAGGCGAAGCAGGAGAAGGAAGACTCAGGCGAGTGGTACACGTATGACGAGGGTGGTAAGTTCCTCGTCGCGTTTATCGGTCGCGAAGACTTCGCCAAGAAGTTGAACCGCCTCGAAGACTCGATCCGCCAGTCGCGTCCGGACCTGAAGAAGAAGGACGGTCGCCAGAACTACGTCAAGAAGTTGCCGCCCGAGATGTCCGAAGAGATCGGGTTCAAGGCGATGTACGGAACGCTGATTCTCGACTGGGACAACATCGACCCCGCCTACAGCGAGTTCACTGAGGTGAACTTCGTCACCGTTCTGAAGGCCGTCCGTGGCCTTGGGAATGCGCTGCTAGAGTTCTCTTCCGAGCGCGAGAACTTCCATCGCGAACAGATCGAGGACAACGCGGGAAACTGACAGAAGCCCTGCTATGGGAACTGGACTGGCATGCCAAATTCGACGACAAGCAACGTACGCAGTTGCTAAAGTTGTACGAGGACGGCATGCCGGTTCCGGTGCTGGACGACGCGCCAACAGTTCCGTATCATTTGGCATGGGCGATGGACTTGTTCAGGGACCTAAGATCGTGTCGTCCAATCGGGATGTCAGGCTACGCGCCAATCCCGGTCACGATGATGAGGACGTACTTCGACCAGTGTGGAATGCCAAGTCACCTATGGCACGAAGCAAAGTTGTATTGCACGCGGCTTGACTACACAGAGCTTGAGCATCTAAACAAGAAGCTTTCAGCTAAGCTTCCTAAGATTCCCGAAGGGGGTAAGTGATGGCAGCAGCCAAAGAGATTACCCTCAAGGTAAACATCGATCCTTCTGGTGCCGTCTCGGGGGCCAAGGCTGTCGCTGGTGGGGCAGCCGAGGCCACAGAAGCGATCAAGAAAATCAACGTAAGCCTTGGTAATCTAAACTCCGCTTATGCAGTCGGAAGAGCCGCAGTCGATAAGTACAACACCGAAATGGCGGTTTTGGATGCGCTCGAAAGGCACAACCTAGATACTAAGAACAAACTAGGCAAAGAGCTTGCCGAATCGGTTCGCCAAAACATCGCTCTAGTAGCGGCAGTAAAAGCAAGCGAACAGGCGCTCAGGGCACAGGAAGCTGCTGAGCGTTCCGCCTTGTCTGCGAAGATCGCAAAGAGAACGGTTCAGGACCAGTCAGCAGTAGCTTTGTATCAAGAGGTTCAGGCGCTTAAGGGTCTATATGCCGCCTATCAAGGTGGTGAAGGTGCCGTAGATGCCTACAATAAGAAGATGTTCGTCAAGAACGCGCTTCTTGAAGCTGGCAGAACCCTGCAAAGCCAAGAAGGACAAGCTGTAGCTGCCGACGCCGCTAAGCATTGGGATTTGACCGCCGCCATTTCAGCCGCAGAAAAGTCTATAAGGCAGAAGTCGGCTGCATTCGAAGCCGCCCACGCCGCAGCCCTAGCCGACAACGCGGCGATGGATCTCGCGAAGCAGAAGACCGATGCATTCGTGGCCAGCATTCAAGCCGAAGTCGCTAGACTTCAAGGGCTCGCCGCTGCATACAATGGCGGTCGATCCGGCATTGCTGCGTTCAATCTTGCCCACGAAATCGAGACGCGCCAGATGCGTGCCGGTACAGACGCGACCAGCAAGGCTGGTCAGGCTATCGATCAGTTCACTCGCCAAGAGTATGCGGCACGCGATGCTGTCAACAAGCTAGAAAAGGAACTCAAGGCGCAGGAAAAGGCTACGCAAAATATTAAGCCATCGACAGACAAGGCTACGTATAGCCTTACTGCGTTCCAAACTGCCATCGGAACGCTGGCTACTGTTGCACTGAACAAGTTGAAGAACGAGATGGTTGGCGCTCGTCAGTCGTTCGACCGTATGACTAACACGTTTGCTATTTCGTCTGGAAGTGCAGGCGAGGCCGCAGACAAGATGGCGTTCCTTCGAGACAACGCACAAAAGCTTGGTCTTGATATCCAGAGCGTCGGTGTTTCGTTTGCTAAGTTCGATGTGGCTGCTCAGAATACTTCTTTGTCGTCTGCGCAGGTACGCGACATTTTCGTGTCCGTTTCCGAAGCCACGACAGCTATGGGTCTATCCTCGGAAGTTGCCGAGGGAGCTATCCTAGCTTTGCAGCAGATGATTTCTAAGGGTACAGTACAAAGCGAAGAGTTGCGTGGTCAGTTTGCCGAGCGTATCCCCGGAGCTTTCCGTCTAGCTGCTGAAGCGATGGGATGGACACAGTTGGAACTTGCAAAGAACCTTGAGCAAGGTAGAGTTCTCTCGGAAGACTTGCTACCGAAGCTCGCTGCCAAGCTGCATGAAGTGTTCGGTCCAGGTTCTATTTCTGGTGCGAAGTTGCTATCCGCCGAGCTTAACCGACTAAAGAATGAATGGTTTGATTTTCTAGTTAGCACGTCTCAAACAATTCATTTGCCGCAGCTTGTTGCTGCCGTTACTGCAAGCTTTGGTGCTTTGATCGAAACTATCAAGACGCTGCTGGCGTTGGCTGTAGTGTTGTGGTTTGAGTCAGCAATCGCCAAACTGAAGCTATTCAAGGTGGCATTGTTGGATGCCGCTTCCGCTGCGAAAGTGTTTTGGAGTTCAATCGGAGGACTCGTCACCATCGGCATTGCATTGATCGCTGAAGGAACGCACTTGCTTTACGATCAAATCAAGAAGTCAGAAAAGGAAAGTGACGAAGCGATCCTCAGAATCATCGCAAACACGAATCAGGTAAAGACCCAATTCGACATCCTTCGTTCATTGCAAGACAAATTGGCCGGAAGGAATGACCAACCGATAACGCCAGAAGAACGATTGGCTCCGAAGCTTGGGCTTGATAAAGCAAAAGAAGACCTAAAAAACGTTCTCGATCTAATCAAAGAACTAGAAAAAAGCAAGGCTAGGTTGCCTGGCAAGGTTGATGAAAGCATCGAACTAGACGTTACAAACCTAGAAAAGATCGAGGCTGTTTCGAAAACCGGATCTAAGTCTCTAGCTGACTTGCGAGTAGAAGCTGGTGTACTTGCTGTGGTGGTGGAAAAAGCGAACGCTCGATTCCATTGGATGACGAGCGAGATGGACGATGTCGTTACCTCTTCAAAGCGAGCTATTGAAGCGGAAAAGACATATCAAGAAACGCTTAAGCAGATCCAGCAAGACTTTGAAAAGGGGGAGTTTAAGCGACTAGGTGGATTGAAAGAGCAGCTAGCTGAAGTTGAAAGGCAAAAAGCTGATGCGTTGAAAGCTCGTCAGAACGCGACAACTCCGGGTCTTGCAAAAAGCGATGCAAAAGAGTTGCGCGAATCCGCCAGCGCAGCCAACGCCTATCAAAAAGAAATCGATAGGATGCTTAAGAAGTACGATGAGTTCAACACGGCTCAAAAGAACTTCGACGACGCCATGGCGCTGGCGAACGAGTTGTATGAGGCTGGTAAGTTTGGTGCCAAAGGTTCAGCCGAAGCGCAAGAACGCCTAAACGAGATCAAACAGAACGGTGCCAACATCCTGATGGATGAGCTATCTCCCGGTCTTCGTCAAGCGAACGAAGAGATGGCGAAGCTGAACATCCAGATGGACAACCAACTTGCATCTAATAGCAAGATGCTAAGCGCGTACAAGAGCGGCGCAGACGCCGTAGACGAGCAAACTCGCGCCATCGGCATTGCTGCAATCACCGAAGATATACTTACGAAGGCGAAGGCTAACAGCGTAACAATTGACGACGGATATATCGAGTCCACGAAGCGCAAAGCCGCCGCTGTGTACGATTCGAACATCGAAACTGAACTAGCCAATAAGCTGTACGAAGATACGTCGGCTATCCAAAACGCTATCGACCAGAACGAGCAATACGTCATCGCGCTGAATGCTGGGTCTGAAGCGTTGATGGATGTGGCTGCGTATCAGGCAGCATACAATGCCATCGTCAAGCCTGGAGCGAAGATCACCGCAGAGATGTGGCTTGCCATTATGAAGCTAGCTGACGCTAACAAGGAATTGGCCAAGTCGCAACAGGATGTATCTGCAACCAAGCTTATCGATGACTTGAAGTACGAAACCGAGTGGATGGAGAAGTACGCCGTAGCCCTAAAGGGTGGGCAGGGCGCTCTAGAGGCGTTCAACATCCAGAAGCAGATTGCCGATGCCCTAAGAAGTGGTCAGATTGGCAAAGACGATGTCATCGAGTTCGAAGCGCAGTTGAAGGCTAGCTCGCTTGCCAAGATTAAGGTCGATTTGGCCAAGATCACGCATGACTTCAAGGAGGACATGTGGAGCGCGCTTGAGGGTGGACTAAAGACGTTCCTGACTGAACTTGGCGAAGGTAACAAAGACGCCGTCAAGAATCTAGGCAAGAACCTGCAAGCCTCGATGCTTGAAGCTGTAGCTAAGTGGCTGTCTGCCATGCTTGTGGCTATTGCCAAAGCTGCACTCGCATCCAAGGCTATTAGTGGCGGGAGTTCATCCAGCGGTGGCGGCGGATTTATGGGTGCGTTGAAGGGATTGTTCGGAGGTGGAGGAGCTGGCGGGGGAGCTGGAATTTCAAGCGGAGCAATGGCTCTTGGTGCGTGGGTGGCAGTTGCCGCCGCCGCTGTGGCTATATTGAAGCATCAGGTTGATCGAGCCAACGCTGTTCGTTACCAAACGACAGTTAGCTATAACAGCGGCTCCGACACAATGTTCAGTAGTGGAAAATTGAACGAAACCGGAGCAAAGATTGCTGATGCTTTCAAGTCACTTCTAGACGAAGTTCAGTCTGCAACTGGTGCGTTGCTTGATGGTGCTCACAGGGCTGCCATTGCTGTTCGAAACGATAAAAAGGGATTCCGAGCTCTCGTTGATGGGGTTGTAATTGGCACATTCAAGACGATGGATGAAGCCATCGTAGCTGCTATGAAGAAGTTGTTCAGCGCAGAGAACTTGAAGAACAGCCTAAATCCAATCGTGCAGCAGGTGATTGACAACTTCGACGCCAGCAAGGGTCCGGACGAATTTGCCGCAGCCATCAAGGCTGTCACGCAGATTATGAACGACCTGTCTGGGCTGACTGATATCGAGATTCAACTTCGCGATCTTCCGGCTCAAGCTAGCCAACTAGCTAGTCAGCTACACGCAATGGGTGTGTCGATGGGCGACGCTGCGGTGGTCGCCGAGCAGTGGACGGTTCAGCAGTTTGCCTCCATTCGCGACCAGATCACCGGCCACGAAGCGAGCGCTGCGGAGCAGATGGCAGAGCGTCAACGTCAGGCCGCGATGTTCAATGCTCAACTGGCGATGTCGAAGGCAAACATGGAGCTGGCCAAGGCGGAGCTTGAGCACAAAATCGCCATATTTGGAACTGAGGTCGAGTGGGTTAACCGTAAGTATGAGTTCGACCTAATCAAAATGCGGATGCGCCGCGACCTGATCGACGCGGACATGAGCATGTCGAACACAGAGGTCGACATCGCCTCTTGGCGAATCGGCGCACGCAACGAACTCGCCAGCCAAGACATGGAGATCGCGCGTAACGAGTTCGAGGTGCGTCGCGCCGCAGGTGGCGCTTCACTGGCTGCGCTACAGATCCAGCTCGACGCGATCAATCAGGCAATGGCAGCGCTCGACGCCATCAAGCCGATCGATATGGCTGAGATCCACTTGCCTAACCCCAACGGTGGCCGTGGCGGCAACACTGGACCTAACATCATCGATGAGTTCTGGTCGTTCTGGAAGCAGAAGCAGCGCGATGCCATGAGCGAAGTGGCTGGCGCGATTTACGACATCAACGAAGCCTACGATGCTCAAGTCAAGGCTGCTCGTCGCCTCGGCATGGAAGAAGAGCTTGAAGCTGCTCGTCTTGCAGAGCTTGCTCGTCTGCGTGCTGACTTCTTGGAGAGCTACAGAAGTGAGAACCTGACCGACTACCAGCGCGCCGTCGAGGAGCTGAACGCTGCATTTGACGATCAAGCATTGCTGGACGAATACATTGGTCAAGAGGAAGAACTGGCCCGTGTTCGTCACGAAGCGATGGCTCGTTTGCGCGAAGACTTGTTGGATTCGTTCGGATCTCCAATGGAAAGCGTGCGAGATAACCTGACAGGATTGATTAAGAGATTCATCGATCTTGATAAGGCTAATTCTCAATTGGGTGAAGACTTCAGGAACGGTACAATCACCGCCGAAGAGTACGCTGATGCCCTAGCACACTCAGAGCAGGTTCAGCGGGAATTCAACGACCAAATGGCCGTCAACCTGCTGAATATGGCTGTGTACTTCACAGATGCGCTTGGCGACTCTGAAAAGAGTGCAGAGATTAGAGCACGTTTGGCCGAATTCGAATACAACATGAAGTTGGCCGAATTCGAACTAACACTTGAAACAGCTTACGCTCAGCACTGGATCAACCAAGAGTTGTACGAGTATCTACTCGACATTCTTAACGAGGCTCGTAGAAATCCTCCAGACTTCACCGTTCCAACTGGCGATACTGGTGGTGGAGGAGACACTAGCGGATCTAATCCGCTTGAAGACACGTTGCAGGCGTTGCTCCGTGCACTAGATCGCCTTCGTAACATCTTGCAGACGTACACTGACTTCCTAAAGGATCTGCAAACATCTGAACTGTCTCCGTACAGCATTTCTGACCAGTACGACATGGCTCAGGCTGAATACGAGCGTCTTCTTGCACTAGCTCAAGCTGGCGATTTGAACGCGATGGAGCAACTTCCAGCCGCAGCCCAATCGTACCTGGATTTGGCTTCGCAGATGTTCGGAACAGCTAGCGCTGGATACAGCGACATTTTCAATACCATTAATGAAGACATGACGGCAATCATGGGGTCCATTCAGGACATTCTGGATCAAGTCCCAAGCCAGTACCAACCAATTGAGCAGAGGCTAGATACGATTGCCGAGATCCTAGACAACATGTATTTGCTGTGGATGAATTTCGACACAACTGGTAGTGGTACAGGTGGTGGCGGCGGATTCACTCCTCCGGGAACACCGACGCAGACTCCTCGTACTTTGCAGGAGGTTTTCGAAGCTTATAACCTTGATTGGTCGCAACTTAATGGGACAGAACTTGGAGACTTGACTTCGATTGTTCAATCGATACTCGAAGATAGTCAGGTGTCTATATCAGAAATGTCCGACTTCGTTTCGACCATGGAGAATATGCTCGGAATGACTCCGGGATCTATGACCGCAGCCCAGATCGCTGCACTTCGAACTTGGCTATTCCAGCAGGTAGGAAACAATGCTAACGGACCAGAAAATCAAGGTGCAGCGGCAAATAATCAAGCTTCTCAGTCTTCTGCTGTTGGTGGAACTCCAAGTATTTCGACAAACAACCATGCTGCTCGTATGAACCGCAATCTAGAATTGATTGCAGAGCTTACTGCAAAGGGACTAAGAGAATCGTCATCGGACAGAAACCGAAAGCCGAAGCTTTCATACGCTGGTTACACGGGCGGACGCAACAGTTCGGTGAGGGGTTCATAACATGGGCGCCACCTACGAACAATTCTTGTCAGACCCAATGCGCGTAAGTATTTGGCTTGCTGAGGTAGATTACTACGACACAGTTGGCGAGACGACCGGAACGCTCTACTTCTCAACATCAACCTACGGAACTGAGATTGGAGATACTCCGGATTCGCAGCAGTATGAAGCTCGTATGGCCAATGGTTACAATTTCTCCGCCACCATCGATGAGCTTGGATCGCTCGGCGGCCTTCTTCCTCCACGCGACGGAGGATCGATTGTCCTATTGCAAGATATTGGCGATCTAGACTACCTTCGACTTTATGCATTTGATGGCCGAACGGTAACGATCAAACACGGTGGTTACTCGCCTGTCTACGGGTTTGTTGCCCACGCTGACTTCCTCACTGTGTTCTCTGGGGAGGGAGACGGCCCAGCGCTCGTTGGAATTGATGAAGTGACTATCGCTCTACGCAACAAAGACGCGAGACTTGAGTACCCGATTCAAGATCGCAAGTACAGCGGAGGAACGTATCAACTATACTTCGATGGCGCTGGTGACCGCGTTACATGCGGAGCCGTCGCTGCTGATACAAGTCACCTTGATTTCACAACTGGTATTTTTACCGTCGAATTTTACACATATCTTGAGACAGCTCCGGCGTCGAACTTGTTCATCTGCGGACGCGGTCTAGCCGCCACTGATGGCTGGTTCGTTCGAATGAACACTGGCGGTTACGTCGCGCTTGTTACTTGTCAGGCTGGGGCTAGCCAAACCACGATATCGTCGGCCATCACGCTTAACAAGCGTGTCCATGTCGCCGTTGTCCTTTCTGGCACCTCCTGCGCGATCTACTTCGATGGCGTTAACGTTACGACAACTTATGGAATCCACACTGCACCGCTTACTGCTTCTAGGCTCTTTTATATCGGGTGCAACGACGCACTCGGCAACATCTACGCAGGTTTTCTTGACGAACTACGCATCTGGAACGTCGCACGATCTCGCGGCCAGATTTGCGCTTACATGACTCGTCAGCTTCAACCAGCGGAGATCACCGCTGCTGTGAAGTTCTATGCGAAATTCGACGATGGGATAGGGGCGACACTGACTGACTCAAGTGCAAGCGGAGTAACTTGCACGATCACGGGGGCAACATGGTATCCGTCGTTGCAAGGCGGAGAGGACATGGAAGGCATGCCGCTGCCGGACGTTTTTGGGCAGCGCGAGGGTTTCGTGCCAGTGCTTGTTGACGAACCACATTTGATCTATCAAGTCCACAGCGGTTCGGTCTATGAGACAACTCAGGTGCTAGTTGGCGGCACTGTCATCGCTTACGACGCAGCGCCCGGAACGACATATACTTCTATGGTTACGTTCCTTGCTGCGACGACAGCAGCAGGATTCTACGAGCGGTTGGTGACGCAGTATGGAACGTGGTTTCGCCTAAGAACTGCGCCAAACATGCCAGTGACCATGACAGTCAAGGGCGACAATACTGGCGGAACAGGCTACGGCGATGCGTCTACTTATCGAACGACGGCTGGTGAAATCATTCGGTATCTGATCTGCAATCGAGGGCCGCAACCACTTACAGATCCGACTGATCTTGATACAGCAGCTTTTACTGCGCTCGACACAGCGAATAGCGCAGTATGCGGAGCTGCATGCTATGACGAAGTAACCGTTGCTGAAGTCGTCTCGTTCCTACTGAAAAGCATCGGAGCAGTGGGCTGGTTCAAACGGTCGTCAGGAGCTTTCACCGCGCTAGTATTTACCGGTACGGTTGGAGAGACGACCGTTTCTGACTTTACAGAAGGAGACATCGAAGAAGGAACCATCGAACCGCTGAATACCGGTTCTCCGGTGTGGGGAATTGATCTGCACTTCCGCAAGAACGACCTAGTCCACTCGTCCACCGACATCGCCGTAGCCGTGGTAACGGCCAACCCTCCACCGGCTACTGGAAACTGGCGTTTCCTGATGACTGAGTGGAGAACGTCGAGCCCGCGCAACGTGGCAACACGCCATGCTTACAAAGGCGCACCAGTCCTAGCCATTGACACTGCTTTGCAGACTTATGCAGACGCAGCTATTGAATCTTCCCGTTTGCTCGATCTCTACGATCAACAGGGTCAAGCATTCCGTGCATTCTTCGCGCAAGGAGCGCTACAAATCGACAGAATGGACTTCGTTACACTATCGCTTGTAGACGGCGACAGGTACAATGAACAACAGTATCGCGTCGGAACTTCGCCCACAACTGTCTTTGTTGTGCTTGCCGTCGAAGACGACTCGGAAGCCGGCGGAACGTGGCTTACGCTGTATAGAGAGGTAATCTCGTGAGCAACGCTGTCATCATTCCAGAAAACATCGCGGCCTTGTCGCAGGCGGTCATTGAGGGCTCCAGCGACGCCTCCGCGTCGATGGCCGGCGCGAACATGACGAGTGAGGCGCCGTCGAAGTTCTGGCGCTCAGAGAGCAACTGGCCGACAAAGTGTGCCGTGACTTTCTACACACAGGCCGACACCGCATTTTCAGTGAACTCCATCGCCATCGTCGGCCACAACCTAAAGCGCGGCGACCAGTACAGGATTTGGGTGAAGGAGTCGGGCGGGCAGGCCACCAGACCGACTGGCGTGACGCTGGACAATCCGACCGGAACCGTCGCCGGGCTGACGACGAACACGACCAGCACTTACGCCGACGTTGACAACGGCGAGACGCTTACACTCGGCACGTTCGCCGGGCCTTCCGCCGGCACAGAGAGTTCTCCGTGGTCTATCGGCCTGAGCTTCCCGACTCCGGCCGGCATCATCAACGGAACCGACCTGCAGGCGTTCTGGATTCTCGCGGCGACGACCTATCCGTGGCCAGGAAAGATGCCAACCATCACGGTCGACCTCTACGAGAGCGGCGTGTTCAGACAGTCGCTCGGCACGCGGACGATCCGCGCAGCGGACACCGAGGGCGGGCAGGTGATGTGCTTTCCGTTCGACGCGGCAAACCTGAGCGTGTCGAGCGGCGCAAATATCGAGGTCAAGATCTCCTCGATGCCACGTAGTAACCTCTCCTACGTCAAGGTTTACTCTGTCGTTCTCGCGACCGACCGCGATGCGCGCGAAGCCGACTCCGGGTGGCTTACCTACAATCCGTATGACGGCAGCGGCATCACATACAGGCCAGAGGTCGATGGCCCAGGTAACGTGATCCTCTACGAGTTCCCGATTACCTACAATCCGTACTGGGTCCACCTGCATATCCGCTCCAGCCGCTCGCCCACCGACTACGTCAACACGCGGGAGGTACACCCGCTGACGCACAACTACGTGCAGATCGGGTGCTTCGTGATTGGCGAGTCATGGCGACCGACGATCAACATGTCCTACGGAAAGCTCGCCGGCGTCGTCGATTCGTCGCCGCGCAAGCGCACATACGGCGGCGGCATATTCGGCTCGCGTCGCCCAACTCGTAGAGTTGTGTCGCTTTCGCTCGGACATGCTACAACTGTTGAAGCGCACACGATTCTTGACAGAATGTTGTGGCGCCACGGTTTGATGAAGCCTTTCGTCGTTTCTACAATGGTTGGAGACGCTACTCAGGCCAAAGCGACAACCTTGTTTGGTCATATTCGCAACCCTGAAAACTGGATCAACATCCAGCCAGATGAGGGCTACGAGAACTCGTTCGAACTTGAGTTTGAGGAGGTACTGTGAAGCTTCGAGGTCACATAGTCGAACTGCTACTTCTGGCCGCTTTGCTGTGTTCCCCACTCGCGGCGCAGGACAGCGGAGCGTACTCAGGCATGGGGACTTGCACATCCGGCAACCCGCGCATGTACTTCGTCGTCAACAGCACATCCTGTACTTCCAGTACCGGTACCGGCGAGTCGCGTTGCTGCTGCATTAACGGTTCGTGGGGGAGCTGCTCGTCGCTCGGTGGCGGAACGTCGATTATCTTGGACATCGGCGACGATGGCGGCAACGACTCAACCGCACTTGCCGAGATCGCCACGATCCGCGACGACTACGGCGCGGTCGCTGAGTCAGCTGCCGACAAAGCTCTCATCGACTTCGCCAAGATCCCGCCCTACCAGCAGTACGACCCTAACCGTCCGCCCTCGTCGTGCGCGGCCTGCGACGAGTTCACTGGCGGGACGACGCTCACCTGGAACACGACGGACGGCCTCGATGGCGGCGGCGCTGTCGCAGAGTTCGACGGCTACACCATCAACCACTCTGGCACCGACGAGACGATGGTGGCGTGGACCGACTCCCCCTCGTCGGGGAACACTGATTTCACCGTGACGGTCAAGCTGAGCCAGTTTGGCTCTGCCACCAACGACGGCTGCGGGATCGCATTCCTCGCGGCTGGCACGACCGCCTCCCCCACTGACATGCGCCTTGTCTTCGTGCAAACCGGGACCGGCGCTGGGCTCGTCGTCGGTAATGCGACTTCCTACACCGCATCCCCATCTGCTGCGAGCAGTGACACGTTCAGGTTTACGACGGCATCGGTAAACACAACAGTGTTCTACCTGCAGGCGCGCTACATCGACGCGACTCGCGCAATCACAGGCTGGTTCTCAATCACGGGGACGCATTTCTTCCAGATCGGTGCGAGCGCGACCACCGCGAGTGCCGACCCGACTAAGTGGGGGCTGATGATGCGCGACGATCCGACCTGTGTATTTGACTGGGCGCGAGCCCGCACAGATGCCAGCAAGAACAGCGCCGGAGAATGACCGACATGACGCCCATCGGCCCTGACGAGAAGGTAGACGAGAGCGAGGTGATGAATGTCACCGACAAGGTGACTGGCGAAACCACGCGGATGCGCCGCCGTAAGCTCGGGCTGTGGGGGTTCAAGAACCACGCTTTTGCCAACGACTTCGTGCAGGGGGCGGTGCGGAGCATCACCCTGGTACGCGCTGCCATAGGGCTTCTAATCGCCCTCGGCGGTATGCTGTGGACGATCATCTGGGGCTGCTACAAGTACGTCATCGCCCCGCAGCAGGAGCGCATGATCTCTGCCGCTATCGCCAAACAGGTCGGAGAGCGGCTGGATAAAGACGAGGAACTGTTCCGCGCCCACCTGATCGACGTAGCCATGCAGCGTTCGCTCTACCCGACGCGCATCGAACTGCGCGACGACATGACCGAGATCAAAGCGATGATTCAGCGCTTGGAGGACAAGCGATGACGAACCTAACTTGTGGAGCTGCGACATGAAGATCATCGACACGAAGCAAGGCATAGACCAGCTGTGGTCGCTAGTACCGGCGGCGATTCGCGGAGAGATCCGCATTGCGCCGCCAGCGTATGACCAACTCGCGGCGGGTGGATACGCCGATGGTGGCGGGGCCAGCGACAACTGGGATGAGGTGGCGTGTGCGATTGACATGCTCAACGTCCTGCGGCGCCAGCCCGCTACGGTGGCGCTTCCTGTTCTCGCTGAGTTCCTCCGCGACAAGCTCGCCAACAAGCGTTTTATGCAAAAGGAATTTGGGGCGTGGGTCTACATCCGACTCCACGTAGAGCCAACGATCTTGCAGTGGCGGTGCGCGCAGCGATTCGCCGATGCCGACCAGACAACGTGGGAGCCGATTGCCGCCGGTCTGCGCGAGTGGCTGCGCGCAACTATCGGCTGGCTCGCGGTTACAGGTTGTTGGGGGCCGGGCCGTAGTTGGATCGAAGCGGAGAGTAAGCGCGGGCCTGGAGCCCGGCTCTTTGTCGGCAAGGGAGATTTCGGCGGTCGCTCTGGCGGCGGGCCGCATTGCGTACTCTCCGGAAAGCGGAGCTGGGATTGGCTGGGCTCCGGATGGTATGAGGGCTTCTGGCCGACGATCCTTCTTTCGAGTCTCGGGCTCGGGGAGCGGCATGGCGGCGACGTGTGGTTGGGGCACAAGCAGTTTCTTGACGCCATCGAATCGTTCTCCGGTGGCCCGCTCGACATCATCAGCGGCGACGAACGGGCGCGCGTGTTGGTTGCAACGCACAACGACATTGACGCGCTGGCGTGGTGCGTCACCGAACTTATTCGCGACTGGCTGCCCGCTGAGCCTATTGTGATCGTGCGCGCCGAGCTTGGGGTATCGAACACGCTGCTTGATTCACCTAAGTCCTCTACGGCCTCCGTCTATCACAGCGGGTGGGATAGCGACGGCACAACCTGCGTAGCTGGCGCAGATCCGGGCTGGCGTGGCGGGAAGGCTCAGGGCATCGAACCGGGTCACGCCGAGATTGATCTCGTGGCTCGGACCGGCTGGTGTGAGCGCAAGCAGGGCGACCCTATCGTTCGCGTCCATTTCCCGTTGCCGCAGGGGGCGCTCGTTGCCGTGCTTGAGGCGCAGTTCGGCGTTGGGATCAAGCTGCGGACCTACAGGAACGGCGTGGAGGTGGTGCCGGTTTCGCCTATCACGCCCATTCCGCTGCCACCGGAAACGCCGAATAAGCCGAAGCCAACAAGGTCTCCGCGATGGTGGAACTCCTTGATTAATTTCTTTAGGAGCTTCTTTTAATGACAATTATGCCAGATCCCGCGTCTGCTGTAATCGCAGTTCAAAACCTTGATATCTGGCTAGCAAGAACGTTTTCGATCCTGGTTGCATTTACTTCGCTTGGTATCGCCTACGGCGCCGGAGTTGTGTTCAAGTGGTACTTGATTCTGTTCAGAGAAGAACTCGCTACATGGCGCCTATTGACGCCAGAACAGCGCATGTGTACGGCTGGAGCAAAGCCAACATTCAACACTCACGCAATTGTTATCGTAACCGTTGCAGTTGCTCTTGAGTGTGTTCCGTGGGCGATTCTTGATGTTGGCCAAGCGTTCAATTTGGTTGTTGACGGATGGGGTGCGATTGTTGGTATCATCGGAACCTTGATTCTTCCATTGCTTGGGTACAAATCCGTTCAGACGATTACTTCAGGCAAGGCTTCGGTAGCCACAATACAAGGCGGTCAACAATGAACCGAGGCATCGACTCTTTGCAGCTTCTCCAAGAGGCGGTTCGTCCAGCGCTCGCCAAGATGGGAGAAAAGTGGTCCACTGTATCTGGTGAGCAGATCGTCATGGGGACAGCCGCTTTGGAGTCGCGCCTCGTGTGGTTGCGTCAACACGGTAGCGGCCCCGCTCGCGGTTTGTGGCAGATGGAGCCGCCTACGTTCTACGATCTTCTGCTTCGCTGTCCAGAACAACTACGTAACTTGATCCTTAGAATGTCTGTAGCTGACATCAACGATACCGTGTCTCCGGATGAGATGTGCTGGAACCTACGCTTCGCAGCCGCCATGTGCAGACTGAAGTATCGAGATGATCCGCATCCGCTTCCTGAAGTCGGAGACGTTGCTGGAATGGAGCGACTTCACAAGCGATGCTATAACTCGATTCTCGGCGCAACGCAGCCGGGGCAGTTCACTCGCGCATGGCTAGATATTATCGAACCTAGATACAAGGAGATGTGGCCCGGATGCCCGGAATGACTGGTGAAGAAGCACTAAAGACTGCCGCAGAGCTTATTTCTATTGATAGGCAAGCGACCTATGGAAAAGCAGTAACCGACTTTTCCGCAACCGCCAAACTGGTTACGGTCGTGTTGAACAGAAAGGGTCTTCTCAAGGAGGGCGCAGAACTCGATGCGCACTGCATCGCACTCATCATGGTATGCGTTAAGCTTTCCAGAGAGGCCAACTTGCACAAAGAAGACAACTGCATAGATGGAGCTGGCTACTTCGCATTGGCTATGGATGTAGTCAAGTGAGTGTCCCAAAGCTGTCCGTAGAACGCACGGCGCCGACCGTTGTCACCGTGACGATGGAACCAACGTCTCAAGGATGGGAGCAACTATTCCTATTCCGTTCGGACGCTCACCACGACAACCTACACTGCGATCATGCCATGGAGAAACGCCATCTTGATCTTGCGCTGGAGCGCGGCGCTGGCATCCTCGACTTCGGTGACTTGTTTTGCGCCATGCAAGGCAAGTGGGACAAGCGGGCTGACCAAGATCAGATGCGTCCTGAGTTGAATGGCAACAAGTACCTAGACCGCCTTGTGGACTACAACTCGAAGTTCTACGCTCCGTACGCGAAGAACTGGGTCTTGTTGAGCCCCGGAAATCACGAATCCAGCATCGTCCGCCACCATCAGACCGACTTGACAGAGCGGCTGCGTGAGCGCATGACGGCGAACGGAGCGCAGCACGTTGAAGTCGGCAGCTATGCCGGGTGGGTGCGCTTCCAGTTCAAGCGTGGTCGTCACAGCATCCGTAAGGTGCTGCGCTACACGCATGGATACGGCGGAGGGGGACCGGTTACTCGCGACGTTATTCAATCGGCTCGTCAAGCCGTTTACCTTGGTGGTGCGGATCTGGTCGTCTCAGGCCACACGCACGACGCATGGGAAATGCCGATCATGCGCGAGCGATTGGACCACCTTGGGCAGACCAAGCTAGAGGAGATGGTGTTCCTTAAGATCCCCGGTTACAAGGATGAGTTCAGCGGAGGAAACGGATGGGCTGTTGAGCGAGGTATGCCGCCTAAACCAAAAGGCGCATTCTGGGTGCGATTCATTTGGCGCCAGCACCGCGTTAACAAGATCATGCGTGAGACAATCGAGGTGGAGGTAACGCGAGCCAAATGAGAGTCGGACGAGCGTACGTCATTTTCTGGCTAGACCATCGTGATGGCGTGGACGCCGGTCATGCTTGGCATGAGCTCTCCAAGATTGACAGCCCATCCGTTATGCTTCGCTCTGTAGGTTACGTTGTAAAACTCACGCGCCGTGATGTCCTGATCGCTCATACCATGGACGACGAGCACTCCACCACGCCGTTCACTATCGTTCGCAGAGCGATCATCTCCTGCATGGAGATCAAACTCCCGGCTGCGCCGAAGGAGAAATGATGAACATTGCACCGCTCGCGGTTTGGAAGAAAATCGCCGTCTACTCGGTAGGATTCATTCTGTTTCTGTTTGTCGCGTCTTGGGTTGCCGGCCAATGCAAGCAGTGGTCGAAGCCGAAAGAGGTTCCGGCTAAGATGGATACCGGCGTCCCAACGGCGTCTCCTGTGAATACCGCTCCTACAGTTACGGAGTGCTTGCCGCTCGCTCGACCGGACCTAACCAAAGAAGAAGAGCTGGCCGTGCTTGCGAAGTACAGAATGAAGCAGCATACGACGCCCGTAGGCGTCCGATCATCGCAAACCCAGCCTCAGGTGTCGCCGTTGCCAGAAAATGCCCTAGATGACCTGCAAATAGCCACAGCGGATATGTCTAGAATCATTCCGATGGCGGAAACAACGTTCACTCACGAAGCGTCGGGTGTATCGGTCGATGTGCTTGCTTTTGTAGATGGGTTTGGTAGCCGCATTCAGCAGAAGGCGACATGGCATCCGTGGAAGCCGCCGATCACTATCACGCAGGATGGCGGCTGGTTTGCCAATGAAGCTAGGTGGGAGAAGTTCGTCATGCTTGGGTACGTCGGCATGGTCAATCGCAGCCTAGACGGTACTACTGAGACTGACGCCACGCCCGGCCTTGGCTTCGGGCTGGCCTACAAGTCGTGGAGGCTTAGTCATGCCACGCTCGAAGCGCGTACCATTGGTATGCTCACGATGGATGGCGACGGCGCGGCAATCGGCGGCTTGTCTGTCAGTTGGTAGGTGAATGGCGGAAGGGGAGTGACTCGAACACTCACGGCAGCTTTCGCCGCCGCACCGGTTAGCAACCGGCTTGACGCACCGAATGTCGGCCCTTCCATAAAGTTGGTCCCCCCGGCTAGATTCGAACTAGCACTGTACGCATTTTGAGTGCGTCGCCTCCTGCCGTTGGGCTACGAGGGGGAAGATGGTACCCGTGACTGGATTCGAACCAGCACTGTACTGCTTCTAAGGCAGTCGCCTCCTGCCAATTGGGCTACACGGGCAAATATGGCGGAAGAGTGAGGTATCGATCCCCATCGGTATTTCACGACCACTAGTTTTCAGGACTAGGTTCATGGCCACATGAATTACTCTTCCAAATCTGGAGTGCGACGAAGGAATCGAACCTTCGAAAGTCGGGTTTGCAATCCGACGCCTTACCATTCGGCCAGTCGCACATTAAGTCATGTCAAAGAACTATGGTGACGGATGATGGATTCGAACCACCGCGCTTTTTACGGATCTGATCTACAGTCAGATGCAATCGGCCTCTCTGCCAATCCGTCGAAACTCACTTTCTTGGTTTAGAGGAAGTTGTTCCCCATTTCTTCGTTCTGTATCTACGCTGAACTTCATTTACCGCTCGTCTGCATTCTTCGCACCTGCATCCAAGTTGATAGCTCCAACTTGTACCGTGCGCTTTTCTCGGTCGATGGAGACCGTGATGATGTTCTTCGCACATCGGTATGCACTTTGCTATCTCTGCTTCCCTTTTTTCTTTACCCCAAGTCCATATGCTGTGACTGACTTTTTGATTGGGATCTTTGTGGTGTAGGTGGATTTTATTGTACGTCCCACACACGCGGCACCCGCCGGAGTTCGCGATCCATTCGTCCCGTAACGCTCGTCGCTTCTCCTCCGCTCTTTTCCTTGATTCAGCATTGTGTCCCATCGCGTCTCCTGATAGATGGCCGGGAGTGAAGGATTCGAACCTTCGCGCCGGTTGCCCGGTGGGGATTCAAAGTCCCCCGCAATCGACCGCTCTGCCAACTCCCAACAAAACCTACAGCGCCAATTCGCCCCCTGTATCTGGCGCTACTGATGCTCAAGGTCGGCCTTGACCATTAAGGGAGCCACCAGTAATCAAATGGCCGGGGATGAAGGATTCGAACCTTCGTATCGGTTGCCCGATCTCGATTCAGAGTCGAGTGCAATTGGCCCCTCTGCCAATCCCCAGTAAATCAAAAGCCCCTCGACTATCGCTAGCGGAGGGGCTCGTCGTTGCTCGATGATGCTAGAGCTAGCGCGAGTCACCCCTATAGGATGACGAGAGCAAGCACTGGCTCAGTTGGCTGGTGCGCGGCGTGTTCACAGTCGTAATCTACCTTTCGATGCACGGTTTGTCAACAGCTAATTTCCGTGCGGCTCGTCTTCCCATGCCCACCAATAAACTAACTCAAAACAAGCCATTTGTATGAAGATATGGTACCCATACCTTTTGTCCCAAAAAACGGTGAAGTTGATTCCCCAGTTTCTTGGAGTTCGATACAGGTCGATGTTGAGAAAACTTGTTCCGAACTGCTTGTGAACTAGTTTCATTTCGTTCTCCTGTGGTTGGTGTCGCTGGCAGGACTTGAACCCGCAACAGACGGGGTAGAAACCCGCCGCTCTGTCCAGTTGAGCTACAGCGACAAGGTGTGGTCGGCGCGGGTGGAATTGAACCACCGACAGTCGGCTTATAAGGCCGAAGCTCTGACCACTGAGCTACGCGCCATGGAGTTGATGGACGGAATCGAACCGTCAACCTGCGACTTAGGAGATCGCCGCTCTGTCCGGTTGAGCTACATCAACGAAGTGTGGGGCCGAAATTCGGATTCGAACCGAAGACCCGCTGCTTACAAGGCAGCCGCTCTGGCCATCTGAGCTATTTCGGCAAGTTTGGTGTTCGCCGTAGGATTCGAACCTACATTTGTCTTGGTTCGTAGCCAAGTGCCATGTCCATTAGGCGAGGCGAACAAAAGTTTTACGCTAATCCAGCCATCAAGCTGCACCTGCTATTGCGTCAATCCCGCCGAGGCGACACGCTCCGGAACGCGCCCTTGGCCGAAGACCGACTAGCAGATGAAGCTCGATTGCGGGACTAGCAGATTTGGCTCACAGGGCAGGGATTGAACCTGCAACCACTCGATTAACAGTCGAGCGCTCTACCATTGAGCTACCCGTGAAAAGTTTGGTTCAGGCGGAGGGACTTGAACCCCCAACCAGCGGATTAAAAGTCCGCAGCTCTGCCATTGAGCTACACCTGAAAAGTTTGGCGGGACCGATGGGATTTGAACCCACGACGGCTTGCTTGACAAGCAAGTGCTCTACCAGACTGAGCTACGGACCCATAGTTGGTGTGGAGTGACGGGATCGAACCGCCGACGACCTGCTTGTAGGGCAGACACTCTACCGCTGAGTTAACTCCACGAATGCAAAGCGGCTCAACCTTGATTGAGCCCTCCGGTTTCACATCAACCGGGACGAAATGATGGTGGACGATGCCGGAATCAAACCGGCTGCAAATTCCTTGCAAAGGAATCTCGCTCTCTTAGCGTATCGCCCGAAGTTTGGTGGAAATGGGTGGGTTCGAACCACCGACCTATCGCTTAAGAGGCGAGAGCTCTACCGACTGAGCTACATTTCCGAAGTTTGGTTCAGGTAGATGGATTTGAACCACCAATCTCACGGTTATCAGCCGCGCGCTCTGACCAGTTGAGCTATACCTGAATAGATTGGTTGCTGGTGAGGGTATCGATCCCTCTACTACAGCTTATGAGGCTGTCGTGTTACCTTTACACCAACCAGCGAAAATCATGGCGAGCCGCCAAGGAATTGAACCTTGTCGTCACAGCTTTGGAGGCCGGACCGCTGCCTTAGCTTTGCGACTCGAAATTTGGAGCGAAAAAGGGGAGTCGAACCCCCAACCCCCGACTTGGAAGGACGGCGCTCTACCAGTTGAGCTATTTTCGCGTAAGTTTGGTGTGGGAAGATGGATTCGAACCACCGACTCGCATGGCTTCAACATGCAGCTCTACCAGACTGAGCTATCCCCACAAAGCTTTTGATGCTTTACGAATCGAACGGCTACTAAACGAACGGCTGGATTCGAACCAGCGTTTCCGACCACTCCCAATACGGGCCGGTGTCCTGCCGCTAGACGAGATTCGCCTTCATCGTTCGATTCGTACAACACCAAAAGCACAGCACAAAGGCGGCTTCGGAGAGGTCGGCTACGGGGTAAACGGCCCCCACGGCCTCATCCGTTGCTTCGGTCTGGATGTTAGCGCATCCATCACACCCCGAAGCCGCCTATGCAATTTGGAGCACCTAGCGGGATTCGAACCCGCGTCACCGCCTTGAGAGGGCAGTATCCTAACCGCTAGAAGATGGGCGCAATTCGATGGTACACCTAGCCGGATTCGAACCGGCGCCGCATGGCTTGAAAAGCCAGCATCCTAGACCGCTAGACGATAGGCGCATGGGGTGGCGGACGGGTATCGATCCCGCGTAACCGGCTTCACAGACCGGGGCTCTACCATTGAGCTACCGCCAACATACACACTGCGCGGATCTCGTTCCGCCAGCTCGGCAAAGCTTCGACGTATGGCGATAGCGATAAACGTACTCGGTTGACCGGCCAACCCGCTCGCTATCTTCGAGATGGAGTCATCAAGCCCCCATTGAAAGGAACTTCCGGTGGCCCTATGTAAAATTGGTACGGGTGGACGGACTCGAACCGCCAACATCTCGGTCCCAAACCGAGAACTCTGCCATTGAGCTACACCCGTAAATCATTCAGTTGTGAAAGAACCTAGTCATACTTCGAATAGAACCGCTTCAACCAGCTAGCGTGCCTATACCGATCTGCAAATACCGAGAGCAAACTATACAGCACAACGGCGACTAAAATCCAACCCCCAAACAAAAGAATTTTCACAACGAGGTAAGAATAGTGCTTGTCTCCAGCGTTCTGATTGTGGATAACCCACGCCAAATCAGCAAGATCCCGCATAACTTGGTGCCCATTTCCTTTTTCAATTTCGGAGATGGACGACCGTAAAGATTGCGATACGGCCATCAAATTCGTCAGTGCCGAGCGCGCTTTGCTGTAGTTCGCAATCGTGTCGTCAAGGACAAACAGGACGGCTTCTTTTTCTTTCCATCCTTTCGGATAGCTAGTTGGTGGTCCGCAAAACGGCGTTCTCGTTGAATACGTAGCGTCGAAACTGGCTACCATCGGCACGGTAGCGCGTTCTTTTGCCCCGTCCCGACTAGAATCTACATTAGATAGGAAATGACCGTAATTGTCAACTAGCGGAGATTGCCGCCATGGGTCGATTTCGTCGGGTTTCTCTTTTCTGTTCTTCGTCGACCGGAAGAAAAGCCCTACGTTTTCCTTCTTCACTTGAGGAAACGACCCCCAAGCGCCTACCGTTTCATCGAGCGATGAAACCAATGCCGCTTTGTTCAGACTGAAGCTGTGGTCCGTTGAGTCACAAACGGTGCGCGTACAAGTTTGCGGAGCTTTTGAAGTTCCGCATTCGTAAACTTCTACATGCGTGTTGTCGTGGCTGGAATGGCTCCAAGACGCATCGATGTGATTGCGTGACTTTGTGATTGCCGCAACGCTTCCGGCGAACGAGTACAGCCTATCTTTTGCCGAATCAATGGACTTTCCGAAGATTCCAAGGTACGGCCTCGTCCAGTCCGATCCGCCTTCGTTCGATAGCTTCCGTTCGTTGTAGTCGTTGCGCTCGATGAAATAGTGGAATTCGGCGGCAACCCACTTCACCGATATCTTGTCCCTTGCATACCGGTTCCAAGTATCGTTCAGATACTCTTCAAGGTTGTAGGAAGACAACGCCAATCCAACCATCGGATCGGGAAGTTTGGCGTCGTACCGCGTGTAGTCCACCCGCCTGTGGGTGTCTTTCCAGTCGATGTAGCAACTGGCCGGTGAGATCAGGATGAAACCGAGAAAAGCCGCCGAAGCTACGGCGGCTATCTTGATCTCTCGGTCACCCTTTGTGGCGATGCTCCTGATGCTTGGCCAGTCGAACTTGAACTTCTTAGCCGTTCCGCCAAATCGACTTTTCTGCCAGCGCTCGAATTTCTGCAAGTGTCGATCTCCTGATGAATTCACCGTCTTCCCACACAGGGGTCAGCAGCGACGCCGCTTCCTGTTCCGGTGTGGCGTCGCAAACTAGCACAGGCTGGTCGCCGTCACCAAGCAATACTGCCAACCTGCCTCGAGCGGACCACTTCTCGCCTCCGTCCGTGACCGGGCTCTTGTAGAGCGACATAGTTCCGTAGTCCTTGTTTTCGGTGTACGTGGCCTTCATGGCGAAGCCGAATGTATCTCGAGTCACGTATTCGTAGGTGAACGACCCAACGCCGAAAACGATGTTGTCCGACGCGAATCCGTTCGCCTGCAACCGCTCAAGGATCTCCGTCATGCGCTCCCTGTTGATGGAGTCTCCGTAGATAGCTCCGATGTGGGAATCGAGCGTCTTGTATCCGGTCAATTTTGTCGTTCCACCGAACGTATCCCACAGCAATTGCACGACACCACGCTTCGCTCGGTCATCCGTAGCTTCAGGATCACCGCAGATGATCTTCACCGGATCGCCGCTGTCTGGACGAATGACCAGCTTCCCGTTTCTAGCAAGAATCCTCGACCGAAGCATCGGAAGATACTCCGTCAACACCTTCCAAAGATCCCAAGTGTCGCTGACTACCGACAACACACCGCTCGGGTACAGACTCAGCAACCGATTTATGGTGCCGATCTCGTTGAACTTTCCTCCAGCGCACATGACCGAGTGCTCCGTGGCCGCAACGCTTCCGCCAATGAGTCCGGTCGCATGGTAATACTCACGAAGGAACTCGATAGCCGGAATGGTGTCGGTGCCCGTGAAGTACAGCAGGTGTCCTGCGCCCGACATCACGGCGTCCTCGGTTCCAGACATCCCTCGGAACGAGAAGTCGTGACCCTGCCACGGGATGAACTCCTTGCTACCGCCAGTTCTCCAAGCAGCCGCTTCTATGATCCTGCGGAGGTGCAGAGCTGTGGTTGCCGACGTACACGGCTTCCACAGGATGTTGCTCATCAACGTTTCGATGTAGTTGACGAGCCATGCGTGCTCCGGGTGTGTGTTTTCTACCGTCAGGGCCGGAACTCGCAACGGGACGTAGCTACCTTCAGGAAAGGCGCAGAAACGCAGCGGGAGGTAACCCAAGTCGTGCAGATTTTCGATGTGGTCCAGCGCGATTGGTTCCGTGCCAAGGCAATCCTTAATCATCTTGCTGTATTCGTCCACAACCCTAGTCTTCGACCTATGGAAGAACGTTTCATCCCAAACGTCGGTCAGATACTCCTTGAGGAAGTATTGAAGACCGAAAAAGATTATCCCGTTTGCTCCAGCTACCCTCGACCCTCTCGGCGTCAAGTTGGAGTAGACATTCGTGGTTCCTTCCGGATACTGCCAAACATGCCCGATCTTGTAAGCATCAATCAGTGTCAACGCATTCTTACGCATTCTCTAGGCTCCTTTCGATGGTGATTCGTTCAACAACTTCGATGATTCTTACTCTTTCGCCAAACCCAAAACGCATACCCATATGCGATGCGTTCGAGCAACTGTTTGTCATCAGCACTTCGTCATACAAGTTAAAGCATTCTGGTATGTTTGGATATCCACTAAGCACACCATGCGTACAAGTCAGTGTAAAGTTAGCATTCGGAAAGATAGATTCTAGCCGCTCACCGAGCAACTTGAACGTGTACCCTCCATCAATAATGTCATCGACTACCAATATCTCCAGTAGTTCATCAGACGGGAGTGCATTCAGGTTGTACGAAGTTATCTTCCCTGAAGACTGCTCCCTTGTCTTGGAGGCGCAAACAACAGGAACTCCGTACAATCCAGCTACTTCGTGCGCCCTGATTAGACTTCCAGCATCAGGGCTGACTACAAGATCGAACATATCAGGCAGCAACACGCTGGCTAGCGATCTGTGCTCAATGAACTTCCCGTAAGACTTCAAGATGGCCGTCGAATGGTTGTCCAGCAAGACAACCTTTTCGACGTTCGACTCCTGAAGCATGTTAAGGATGAACCCAGCCCCTCTGGACTGATCGCCTTCAACCGGCCCGTCTTTGTCCTGCCGCGAACATGGCAGGAACGGGATAACCGCCGTGCATCCAAACGGCGTATGACTTGCGGTGCTCATCCAAGAGCAAAAAGCAACGATGTCGTTGATACTTCCGTTCCACTGGAAGCCAATGACGCTGCCTTCCGGAATTTCGATTCCCGGCTTCCACGCCGGTTCACCGGACGGGTACTGCGTCATAAAGTTCCGTGCGATGATCTTGCCTTTGTGCGCGATGATGGGATTCATGCTTCTCCTTTCAGTTCGTATTCGTCGCAGATCACTTCGACTTTGCGCCCTTCGTGCCAGTACGTTATTTCGTACCTACACTTGTTTGGCCACGAAACGTACAGCAACGAGACATGACCAGTGATGTCTCCTACTCGGATTTTGTCTCCCGGAAGGAACTTGACGGTGAGTTGTGGCATCATCAATCCTTATATGGATCTTGGACATCCGCTCCCGCCATCACAACGATGAGCGGCTTGAGCGTAGTTACAACGTTGACGGTGCCGCCCTGCGACTTGAGCACATCACTCAGCCGCCGGTACGCCTGCGGTGACTCGTCCAGACCGCCGCCACGGAGAACGACGCCCTTCTTCTGGAGCCACTCGTCCATCTCGGACTGCTTGACCATTCCTTCGGTCTTTTGCTCTCCCGTCTTGCGGTTACGCTTGCCAGCCGCTTGAGTGCGCGACATGACACGGCCAGCACCGTGTACGGTGGAGTACAGTGACGTTTCCTGCTGCTCAGACCAGTAGCCTTCTTTGTCGTATTCCGGCAACGCTCCGCACAGAATCACGGCGTCGTCGCCCATCGAACCACCAACGAAGCCGTACTGACCCGGCCATGCTGGCGTCGCGCCCTTGCGAACGACGATCAGATTCTCACCGAAGTGAGTTTCGCGCCATGCGAAGTTGTGGTGGTTGTGTACCATGTACGTCTCTTGACCACCCATCAACTTCACAACCTTGCGCGTTACCCACTCGCGACCAGCGTATGCATACTCACCACACAACTCCATCAAATTCCAATAGTCGCGCCCCATGCCCGTCCGCAGGCTCAACAGCGCGTCGTGTTCCGAAACGCGAGCACCCCATTGCTCTCCAGCAGATAATGCCAAAAAGCCAGAGGCAACTGCGTGACCAAAGCCGCGAGAACCGAAGTGAACGCCTACCCAGATCCATCCGTCATGGCCAGCGAAGACATCGACATAGTGGTTGCCGCTTCCGACCGTACCCAACTGCTCGCGAGCTTTGCGTCGAAGCGCTTCGCGATGGATATCCTGAACGAGCAGCCACCGGTCATCTTCGAACAGCGGGTGATCGACCGGTGCGTCGTCAGAACTGTTTTTTCGACCAATTCCGAATGAGATCGAGTTTTGGATCTCGTCTGCCAGTTCTGTCAGACTTAATGCACAATCATCTTCGAACTCTTCCGCTGAGATGTCCGTTCGAATCGCGCAGTTCCCGCACGCGATATCGAATCCGACGCCTGCAACGCTGACGGCTTCATCGAACGCCGCTACGCTGCCAACTGGAGCGATGTAACCTAAATGGCCATCTGCCATTAGAGCCGCTCGCTTCGCTTTCTTCGCGTACTCGTCCATCTGTGCCAGCGTGTTCGGTTGGTGCTCACCTAGAACTAGCATTCGTTCTCCTTTTCGTCGTCGAAATTCACCCTTTTCACTTCTCCGATGCCTAGCACCGTGAAGTCGATTCCGCCTACCCCGTTCAACTGCGCCGACTGGTGATGGTGGCCGCAAACCCACTTTCTGGGCATGAACCGCTTGACTACTTCGTTCAAAAACATCGGAGTATTTTGTTTGATGACGCCTTCGACTCCAAGATGTCTGTACAAGAACGCTGGACAATCGTGAGCGACAACGAAATGAACATCCTCTTCTGGAATCGAAAGAACTCCATTCATCTGCATGAAGTTGAGTTCCTCGTCGACCCACCAATCGACATCTGGCGTTCTGTGCCTTTTATCGATGGACCAAGCTCCAGAAATATACAATACGTTGCCTTCCAATTTCCAGTCACCAATGTAGTTAGGATGCTCTCGGCAAAGTTCTGGATTGTCATGGTTTCCGCGAATGAAGCGGAAATCGTCGTTGAACTTTGGAGGCGTTTCGAACCCAATCCCAAGGTCGCCCACCTGGACGACTGTCCCCATGTTTTTAGGGATGAGCTCGTATTCTCCGTGTATATCTCCAAGAAAAAGCATTATCCACGCTTTACTTTTCGTGGGCGCTGAAACGGAGTCACTTGCGCCAGCCGCGCCGGAATACCGCGCTGCTTTCCCGTCGAGCAGGCGTGACACATGCCGTCTTCAGTCACGAACGATCCCTTTACTCGCTCGAAATACTTCACTTCGCACTTCGAGCACTGGTTGACCCGTGGCGGCTTGGGTGGCGGAAGACCAGCGCTTTGTCGCATGTAAAGCGGCAGAGGGTAATCTGCGAAATCGACTTCATACTTCGTTCCGAGAACCAAATTCCTCGCTTCTTTAAGTAGTTTTGTGAATGTCATTCTGTTCCTTTCGTGAGAGTGATCCATTGGTCAATGGCATTTTCGTCTGCGTTGCAATAGTCATTGGCGCAATCTGTAAAGTGCCCATACATCTTTTTGATTTCTTCAACCGGTATCGCTTTCAACCTTACGCGCAACTCTTCAATTTCATCCAGCGCATCGGCAAGTTCTCCCATGCAGTGCCCCATATTCGAGGTTGGAAGGTGTCTTCCGAATTCTTTGTGCTGCTCGTTGGTTAGATAACCGCGAGCCATCATCCAAAGCCGTATATCGTTGGCTGTGTATAGGCGCTTCACCCCTCCCCCTCCGGCAGCGGGATCGGCTCGATACCGAGGGCAGCGCGAAGTTGCACACCTTTCTCGAAGCTGGCCTGATTCCCTTGCCAGCCGTGAGCTACGGCCAAGCCGACAAGCCCCTGAAGTTCCGTCGCCAGAAGGGTGACGTACTCGTTCCATAGGGCATCCCGCGCCCGCAACTCCTCGATCTCCTCTGCGCGCTCTTTCGACTTGCCAGCAAACGACTTGGCAGTTTCGGTCATAGCCCACAACTCAGAGTCGCGGTGCGACAGTGTGTGTCGGAGATTCTCAATCTCCTTGTCGCGGGCGGTGGCGGCGGCGAGGTAGCCGTCCATGAAGCTCTCGGAATAGCAACCGGCCAGCACTGGGTTGTCCCCGTTCGTGATGGAGTCTTTCCGGTAGGCTTCTGCCGCCTCTCTCGCCTCCTCCTCCAGCGTCTTCGCGGTCATGGCTGCAAGCTCTCCAGCAATGCTCGACGCTCACGTTCCAACTGCGCCGTGTCGATCTCGAAGAATGCGTAAAGCTGCACCTTGAAGTTGTGTTCGCAGCGGACGGAGCCTTTTCTTTCAAGGTAATCAAGAGCTTCGAGCGTGGTGTTGAACTCTTTGCAGATTGCGGCCCACTTGTCCAGTTCGCTCATCTCACCCTCTCCCCTCCTTCGGCTCATCGTCAAGAAACCGCTCGAACTCGTCACCGGCAACGCAGTCACCAAGGATGTGGTGAGCCTTCTCGATCAACCGGATCGCCTCATCGTAGCGGGCGAGCTTCTCTCGGTGAGCATCCCACCGCACCCATTGGCCGTCGCTGCTCGGCTCCATAGATCCATCCATGTCCTTCTCGAATCTCATAACGCTCATCTCACCCTCTCCCCTCGCCCTTTTCGTGGGCGTCGAGTTCTGCTTCGGCTGCGTCAGCGTTTCGTAGAAGCAACTCGGACCATTCCGGAAACGACGGGCGAAGATGGTAGCCTGCGTCTCTCGCTCGCTTCACCAACTCCCGCACCTTCGGCAGCTTGACCCCC